CCATTAAAGATAATTCATATACTAAAGAATATTTTGGTAATGCAAACATTGTAGAGAATTTTGATTTTACTGACACATATCCAATAACTAATTTGAGTTGGATAAAAAATTATTTAGCGGACGGAAAGGACATTCAAAAGAAAGAAGATGTTTTTAAAACTAATCAAGTTTTAGAATATAATACAATTATAAAAAGTATAACAAATTATGATGATACTGTAGATGCTAAAGACAAACAACCTGTAACAAGTTTTAATTATAAATCAAACAATAGTGGGACATTTAATCAACCAATTATTTTGGCGGATTTAAAAACTTTTTATAATACGAGAACAATAAAAAATCAATACACTACTGAAGGTAACATTTCATATTTTGATTATGACAATAAATTGGTGTCAGAACAAACGACATCAATTCTAAATACACCTTATTTTATTAATGCAATTCAAAAAGGGGTGTATGATTTTAGATATACAGATAACCTATATCCGTTTAAATCCGCATCATATCTATTCTTGAATAGTTTACCATTGGCAACTTTAAGAGAAAAATATAAAGAAGATAATGATGGTAGTTTTTCAGATTTAAATTACATTATATCCACATTTAAAAAATATGGTGGAATCCATAAAATACCATATGCGTGGGTACTTAAATATGGATCTATCTGGCATAGATATAAAACTTGGACAGAAGATGGGGTTGATATTCTTGATGATGCGTGGACTAATTTTAATTATTCAGATAATTATGATCCCCAAAATAGTGCGGTTACTAAAACATATTCATTAGTTATTGATGGAATACCACAAGACATCGTTTTACAAGACACTATTATTAATGGGTTAAGTGAACAAACAAGAATTAATACAGGATTTTATCCTAAGTTAATTGATGACTTTAATGTATTTTACCAAGGTAAAAGAGTATTTGAAACTCAAGTACAAATTTCAGGTACTGCAACAATATTGGGTAATGTATTAACTGTTAGTACGGTTAGTGGTAATGATTTATTTGATGGTGCTATTCTATCAGGTAATGGTATTACTTTAGGCACCACAATTACGGGACAAACTAGCGGTACTTTGGGTGGTGTTGGTGTTTACGGTATTAATATACCACAAACCGCAACAACGGCAATTAGTTTTTATGTCACTAACCCACCGGCACAGTCATATTCAAATAGTGAGATACAAAGTGTTTTAGATGATAATATTTTATATTTAAAATCCGCAGCAGGATCAACAATAAATAAATTACCAGGATTTGATTTAAGTAATTTAAATCGTTCTTTAAGTTTGAAATCTTGGAGTTGTTTTGTTACAACATCAGATGGTAACAATATATTCCCAATACCATCATTTGGATCTTCAGTGAATCAAACTAAAGATGAATGTTTTAAAATTAATGGTGATTTAGCAACAGAAGTTGTTGATAACCCCGCAGTTTATAATGGTTCAGTTAGATTATTTTGGAAAGCACCAAATTATGGATATTTTGATAATGATAGATTAATTAAACCATCACCAAACAGTTATTTAAAACATATTAAAAATGACGAATCAATACAACAGGCATTCTCAATTAATGGGGTATCGTCTGAATATACAAAAATAAGTGAGTTATTTACAACATTTGAAAAAGATATTTTAGACATAATGGAGAACGAGTTTTTAAATTTTAGCCGTTCTGTATATGATTATAACTCAAATATAAAATCAACTCTTGGGGTTGATACTGACACTGAAATTACAAACAATAATTTCCAATCTCTAATGAGATCGTTAATGAAAGTTCCAAAACCAAAAGATAACATAAATGGATCGGTTGTTATTAATGAAATACAAGAATCACAAATTAGTAACTTCAAACAAGTGTTAGGAACATTTATGGATTATAAAGTTACCATGAAATACGGTAACCCATCAAATTTTGATAAGAAATTGTTTTACACATATTCAAATCAAATCTTAATTGATACATATAGTTTCCAAGGGTATAATGTCGGTTCACCAAATAGTTTACCAAGTGCTGGCGGGTCAATAACTTTATCACAGTCTAAAGCACAAAATCCTGAAACTTGGAAAACTTTAGAAACTTATGTAGGATTTTCTGAGATACCGGAATTAGTTTATAGTGATAACGGTTCATACATTACCGATTTCTTTTTAGATATGAATATTGAATTTACTGAAAATTCAATTAAGACATTATCACCGTTAATTAAAATATATGCCACTCAAAAATTAGAAGACAACAATTTTAATTCCACAAAGTTTAGGACTTTAATGGATGGTTATATTAATAAAAGTAATACATATATTAATACTTTATTAGATTTAGAAATGACTAGATTGAGGAAAGAACTTCCTGATGTTAATATTAGTCAAACAAACACTAAAGTTAGGGCGGATTATGAAGGTGATCAAACTAGATATGAATTATGGGAATTATTTAAAACCATTAACGACACATGGATTTCAGGTACCGACTTTAAAAGTAAGACTTTATTTGAAGATGTACTTTTAATGGACAGAGCCAGTAGAGATGTAGGACAACAAATATATGTGGACATCTTCAAATTAAAAACATTAATTGATAGTTCTCTTGTTAAAAATAATATGTTGGATATTGTACAAACAATATTGACTGAAAATAATTTTGTTAACTTTGTTATTCCCGCATTTGCGAATTTTTATAATGTTAGAGATGTTAGTAAAAATGCGGTACCAAGACCTGAAGGCACTTTAGAATTTGCCAATACTTTATTTGGTACTTATTTAAATGTTGATTATAGAGAAACAGGTTCAAAGTTTGTTTGTTTATATGCTAATAAACCAAGTGAACATTTAGCACTTAACGATAATGTTGATTACAGATATAGAGATGATGCGTTTGATTTGAGAAGAGCAACTGACAATCCGTTATTAGAAAATCAAGAAAACAAAACAAATTGGGCAACATCAAATAAAGTTGTTGGATTCAATGTTGATATTGGACCACAAAATCAACAAATTTTTAAACAAATTGATGTATCTCAAGATCCTGGATTACCAACTACCGAATCATTGGAAGTTCTAAACCAAATGGCTAATCAGGATAGAAACAGAGGTAGTTATACTCAAAGTGTTTCATTATATAATCTATATAAAAATAGAAGTTATAAATGTTCTATTGATATGATGGGTAATGCGTTGATACAACCTATGATGTACTTTAATTTAAGAAATGTTCCTTTATTTAGTGGACCTTATATGATATTAAAAGTAAGTCATAGAATTTCTCAAAATGGGTTTGACACGACATTTGAAGGGCAAAGACAACCTTTTTATAGTATACCTAAAATAGAAAGTTTCATACAATCAATCAGTACTAAAATACTAAAAGATATTCAAGAAAGGATTAAACAGAATGAAGAAACAAAGACACAACAATCTGTGAATACATTATCTCAAACGGCAACTAAATTGGATAATGTTAGTGAAACTAATACCACTCTTAATGTTAATCAAGCTTGTTCTTCGGCACTTAATGAGTCATATAAAAACTTTACAAATGCTACTGGTGATCCATTAATGATAATGAGTTCTAGTGAAATAAATAAAAAAGATGCGGCAAATAAAATAAACGAATTAATTATTGCGAACGGTTCTTATAATAGTAATGACTCAAAAACTTTGGCATCATTTATATATAGTATTATGACGGTTGCCACAAAACCATCTGAGATTTTTAAGACTTATGGTAATAATTATGGGTTAATACCTTTGAATACTAATTATGGTGGTTCTTTTGTTTTATTTGAAAACAAATACTATTGTAATAGTAAGAACATACCTATGGCGGTATTTTCATCATTTGATCAATTTGTGAATTTTATGATTGCCAAGTATGGACCTCAATTAGGTACCATAAAAAATTATGTATCAACAAATAATAATATTTCCGATCAAATCAAATATGGTAAGGCATTTGCAACATTCTATATGGACAATTACCCAACCAATGAGGGACAATCATTATTTGATACTTTAATTGAAGAAAATAAAAATAAATTAGAAAAACTTTTTGGTAATGCTTATACTGATTATGTTAGTTCACAAAGACAATTTACATCACAATCAAGTACTACCACACCAAAACCTGCTAAACAAGTTGTCCAAGCCAATGGTGATCAGTTAATTCAAATGCAAATAGTAATATCACCTAATTCAGGAAAATGGAATATTGATTCGGCTGAAATTATATTTAATAAAAAACCTGAAGAATGTACTGCAACAATAGGTGTAAAAATTAATGTACCAACATTCATTGCGACGAATAAACAGTCGTTTACAATGACAGCACAAGATTTACTTACTACGATAGGATGTACCCAAAATGGATCATACAACATTCAATTCAATGTTAACTCTATTCCAGTATTAGAAGATGGAATTACTACGGATACGACAAGAGCAATAGTTCCACAATCGTTTTTAATTAAATGTCTTCTTTAATTTTTCATAATGTTATGATATTTATAAATAAAAATAGATATGAGTAATACTAAATTAATTTTGGATAACTACTTGGGTAAAAACACAAGAGTTACGGAGAAAGATAAAGGAAATGGGTATAAAGAAGTTTGTGATTTGGATACTGGAGACTGTTATACTATCAGAATGAAAGACGGACTAATAGAAAGAGTTGATAATACAATGAACACTAATAAAAAAATCCAAGTGGAAACCAAAACAGGTATAAAACAATTATTAAATGGTTAATATGAAAATAGATAAAAAAATATTAGAAGAAATTAACAGATATAAGTCAATTAATAATTATATAATGGAACAAGACGCTCCTGTTGAACCAGACCCTGCGGCGGCTCCACTACCGGCACCTGATGCTGGATTACCACCTGCACCTGGAGCTGAGACACCTGCTCCCGGAGCTTTACCTCCACCACCCGCACCTGAAGCTGAGACACCACAACCAATTGATGTGGCGCAAGACCCTGATGTTGAAGAAGTTGGTAAAGATGAAGAGGATAAAGAAGAACTTGAAATCACTGACTTAGTAAATAGTCAAAAAAATATTGAAACAAAACAAGATGAATATTTTGACAATCTATTTAAACAACTTGAAAATTTAGAAAGTAAATTGGGTGAAATGGATAATTTAATGTCTGCGGTTAATTCATTAGAACAAAAAATTGAAAAATATCGACCTAAAACACCTGAAGAAAAACTTGAATTAAGAAGTTTAGATTCTGGTCCTTTTAATCAAAAACTATCTGATTATTTTGAAGATAAAGAAGATCAGTTTGAAAAACAAGGTAGAGAAGAATATATTCTAACAACTGATGAGGCTGAAGATTTTTCACCAAAACAAATTAAAGATACTTTTGATACATACGATGACGATGATATGATGCCTTAATTAAGGGAGGGACATCCGTGTCCCTCTCAAAATTTTTGAATACATATTGACTGCGACACTTTTTTAATTTATACTTCCTATTGTAAACTTTTAATAACACAAATATATGGCGACAAACAATGTTTTAGATGCAGTTTTGGCTCAGTACGAGAACTCAAAACAAGGTAGTTCATCTTCTACCTCAAAAATGACACAAGATGAGAGAATGAAAAAATATTTTGCTGCAATTCTTAAAGACAGTGAAAAACAAGGTCAGAAACGACTACGAATTCTACCAACAACCGATGGATCATCTCCTTTTAAAGAGGTTTGGTTTCATGAAGTTAAAGTAGATGGAAAATGGGTTAAACTTTACGATCCAGGTAAAAACGACAATGAGCGTTCACCATTAAATGAAGTTCACGATGATTTAATGTCAACAGGTAAAGATTCCGATAAGGAAATTGCCAAACAATATAAAGCTCGTAAATTTTATATCGTTAAAGTTATTGATCGTGACAACGAACAAGACGGTGTTAAATTTTGGAGATTTAAACACAATTACAAACAAGAAGGTATTCTTGACAAAATCATTCCTATTTGGAAAGCAAAAGGTGATGTTACCGATGCTGATAAAGGTAGAGATTTGATTTTGGAGTTGACAAAGGCAAAAACAAATGCGGGAATTAACTATACTGTAATTCAAACTGTTATGTATGATGATCCAGCACCACTTCACGAAGACACGGACACTATGAAAGAATGGGTTAGTGATGAATTGACTTGGGAGGATGTCTACTCTAAAAAACCTGTAGAATATCTTGAAGCAATTTCTCGTGGAGAAACACCAAGATGGGATTCTGATAAAGGTGGGTATGTTTATGCTAATGATGAGGTTGCTGAAACTTCTATCGGAGGTACTAAATCAAAACCAACACCTGTTGTTGATCCTCAACAAAATGAGGAAATTGACGAAGAGTTACCATTCTAAAAAAAAGAACCTATAGTGTAGGTAGTGATTTACAAAGTCACTACCTTTTTTTATCTTTTAACAAAACAAACTATTATGGCAATTAAAAAGAAAGAAGTATCATTTGATAGTATCAAAAGTAAATTTTCTACAAAGACAAAATACAAACCTGAAAGTTTTTATAACTGTGGTGAGGCGTTTATGGAGGCTTGTGGATTACCAGGTCCTGTAATGGGAGGTATTAATATGTTCTTGGGACACTCAAACACATCAAAAACAACGGCAATGATTCTTGCTGCTGCTGATGCTCAAAGAAAAGGACATTTACCTGTTCTTATTATTACTGAAAAGAAATGGTCATGGGAACACGCAATTGAACTTGGATTACAAGTTGAAAAAACTGAAGATGGTGAATATGATGGTATGTTCATTTTTAACGATTCTTTTGATGTGATTGAACAAGCAACTGAGTTCATTAATGATATCCTTGACGCACAAGAAAAAGGTGACATCCCTTATAGTTTATTATTCCTTTGGGATAGTATCGGATCAATCCCTTGTCAAATGACATTTGATGGTAAAGGTGGTGGAATGCACAATGCGAAAGTATTAGCGGACAAAATTGGTATGGGAATCCATTCTCGTATCTCTAAATCAAAAAAAGAAGATTACCCATATTACAACACTTTAGTGGTGTTAAATCAACCTTGGGTACTACTTCCCGATAATCCATTCGGACAACCTGAGATTCAAGCAAAAGGAGGAACTGCAGTATGGTTAGCAAGTAGTTTAGTATTCTTATTTGGTAATCAAAAGAAAGCGGGTATCAGTCATATTGATGCAACTAAAAATGGTAGAAAAGTATCATTTGCAATTAGAACAAAAATCTCTATTTTGAAAAACCATGTTAATGGTATTGGATATAAAGATGGTAAAATAATTGCAGTACCTCATGGATATATAACCGATACAAAAGATTCTTTGGATAAATATAAAAAAGAATATTCGGATTATTGGGTACAAAAAATGGGGGATTCAAACTATACATTAGATGAGTCTGTTGCATATGATGAAGAAGTAGAGTAATATTGTAGAACGAATTAATCGTATTAAAATGACCAAGACACTTATTGTTGATGGTAACAATTTATTAAAAATAGGTTTTCACGGAGTTAAAGATTTCTTTAATGAAGGAGAACACATTGGAGGAACTTGGCATTTTCTTAATACTTTGCGCAAATTCTTAGAAGAATCCAATTTTAACAAAGTAGTTGTTTTTTGGGACGGTGATGAAAATTCGTCCCAAAGAAAATTACTTTATCCGAAATATAAGGGTAATAGAAAATCATCTTATACTGAAGAAAAAACATATTCATTTAATACCCAAAAACAGAGAGTAAAACAATATCTTGAAGAGATGTTTGTTAGACAATTAGAAGTTGATAATTCTGAAGCGGATGATTTAATTGCTTATTATTGTCAAATATCTGAAGATGAGGATAAAACAATATTTTCATCAGATAAGGATCTTACACAACTTATTTCCGAAAAGGTGACAATATATTCACCACAACAAAAAAAATACTATAAAAATGGGGATAAAATAAAAATCAAAGATTATAGTATTCCACATTATAACATAATGACATTTAAGATAGTTGCTGGTGACACCTCAGATAATATTGATGGTATCAGTTTACTTGGTGAGAAAACTTTAGTCAAATTATTTCCTGAGATACTTGATTCGCAAGTATCATTTACCGATATTTTAAACAAAGGTAGGAAGTTGTTAGAGAATCAAAATAAAAGTGTAGTTTTGAATAATCTATCAAGTGGAAAAACCAAAGAAGGGGTACTTGGGGAAAAGTTCTTCAGCGTGAATCAAATATTAGTTGATTTATCCAACCCGTTAATAAATGAAGAAGGGAAAAAGTTAGTTGAATTATATTATTCAGAAACTTTGGATCCTGATGGGAGAGGATACAGAAACTTAATAAAGATGATGATGGAAGATGGATTCTTTAGGTATCTACCAAAGGGTGATGATGCTTGGGTAAATTTCTTAAAACCATTTTTAAAATTAACAAGAAAAGAAAAAACAAATTACAGAAACAAAAAAACAAATTTATGAAAGATTTAGATTTTACAAAAGTGGAATTCCTATTGAAATGTAACGAAAACATTATCGTTCAGAGATTCTTTAATGTTAGGGGATTTAATCCTAAGTCAAGAAATTCGTTTAATGTATATGAATACATTGGAGATTTGTGTGACAAATTGAAAAGCGATTTAAAGATGAGAACGATTGTTTATATGTTAGACAATCAGTATGAAATTCAGGAGAATCCTGATGTTCTTAACACATCAAATACTGATGGTGATGAGAACTTTCACATGATAATTAGAGTTGGAGATATGACAATTTGTCATAGAGTGTTTGAGGCTAAAGTATACCCTCCGAAGGTAAGATATACCGTGGACCTACGCCCACAACTAAAAGGGATATTATCCGACCTAACTGACATTTTTTCAGGTAAAAAATTTAATATTGAGTATGCTGGATTTAGTTTAGTTTGATACTATTTATCTTAACAAACAAATTAAAAAACTATGGCGACACACAAAAACTTTGATTATTTAGGTAACAATTTTCAGATTCAATTGCTGAATCAAATTATTTTAGACAAGGATTTTTCACACTCAATTATTGATGTGATTGAACCAAGTTATTTTGAAAACAAGTATTTCAAAATCATCATTCAAATGGTGAAAGAGTATTATAAAAAATACAATCATACACCATCATTTGATACATTAGAACAAGTTACAAAATCAGAACTACAACAAGAAATGGCATCTAAAGTTGTTTTGGATATGATTACCAAAATTAAGGATGCACCTATCGAGGGAGGGGATTTTGTACAAGAGAAGGCTCTTAAGTTTTGTAAACAACAAGAGGTAGTAAAAGTAATGAGTAAGGCTCAAAAAATCATTGACGGTGGTGAATTTGAAAACTATGACACCATTGAAGAAATGTTTAGAGGAGCGATTCAAGTAGGAGAGAAAGACACAAGTACTTCAAGTGTTTTTAGTAACTTGGATCAAGTCTTGGATGACGACTATAGACATCCAATCCCAATGGGAATTCCTGGTATTGACAGACTGTTAAAAGGAGGTTTAGCAAAAGGCGAAATCGGTGTTGTTTTGGCACCAACTGGTGTTGGTAAATCAACCCTTTTAACTAAGATTGCGAACCATGCATTTAACATGGGAAACAGTGTACTTCAAATATTTTTTGAAGACAACCCAAAGATAATTCAAAGAAAACATTTTACTCTTTGGACTAAAATACATCCTGACGATTTGTCAGAAAAAAGAGATGAGGTAACATCTAGGGTTAGGGAAATTGAAGAGACTATGCCTAACAAACTAATTATGAAAAAATTGCCATCAGATACTGTGACGATGTTGCAAATTAAAAATCAAGTTAGGAAAATGATTGCTGATGGGACAAAAATTGATATGATTTTATTAGATTATATTGATTGTGTTGTACCTGACAAAAATTTAGGTGATGAGTGGAAAAGTGAGGGTTCTGTAATGAGAGGTTTTGAGGCGATGTGTCACGAACTTAACATTGTAGGATGGACTGCTACTCAAGGTAATAGAAATTCCATTTCTTCTGAAGTTGTAACAACTGATCAAATGGGTGGTTCTATTAAAAAGGCACAAGTAGGTCATGTTATTATTTCTGTGGCTAAGACATTACAACAAAAAGAAATGAAATTAGCAACAATCGCCATAACTAAATCAAGAATTGGTGATGACGGTATCGTATTTGAAAACTGTAAATTTGATAACGGTATGTTAGAAATTGATACCGAAAGTTCAATGACTTTCTTAGGAGTTGAGGAACAAAAAGAAGAAAGACAGCGTCAGCGTGTTAAAGAGTTGATGGAGAAAAGAAAACAAAAAGAACAAAATAATTGAAAATTTAAGTAAGTTAGTGATATTAAAAATATATTTACCTGTATTTATATTATAAAATCTATGGATATGGAAAAAATATTTATATATGGGATATATAACCCTGATGAACCTGAAATAATAAGATATGTCGGTAAAACTAAAAAAAATGTTAATAAAAGATTAAAAGAACACATTTATTTAGGTGAAAAAAAAGTTAAAAGACCGTTATATTTGTGGATAAATAAATTATTGAAAAAGAATAAAAAACCTGAAATAATAATAATTGAGGAAACAAATAATAAAGAATGGGCCAATAAAGAGATTTTTTGGATAAAAAAATATAAAAAAACTAATAATTTATTAAATTTAACCGATGGTGGGGAATCAAATCTTAATTACATACCTAATGAAGAGACAAGAAAAAAAATTTCATTAAATAATATTGGCAAACATAGTTATTGGAAAAATAAAAAATTAAGTAAAGAACATAAAGATAATATCGGCAAATCTTTAGTTGGGAAAAAAAGAAGTGATAAAACTAAAAAAAATATAAGTGAGTCGTTAAAAGGAAGAAAACTTTCTGAAGAACATAAATTAAAATTAAGCGTTTTAAGTCCTAATAAGGGTAAACCGGCTAAAAATATTAAATCGGTTAATAAAATATGTTTAGAAACTGGTAATATTATTGAAACATATATGTCTTTAGAAATAGCAGCAAAAGAAAATAATATAAAAAATAAAGGTAACATTGTTATGGTCTGCCAAGGTAAAAGAAATAAATGTGGTGGATTTTTATGGAAATATGTAAATTAAAAAAAAATGGAAGAGAAAATTTTAAAAACTAACCCCTCAAGATTTGTTATATTCCCTATTGAGCACAACGATATTTGGGAATATTACAAACAACATCAAGCGGCATTTTGGACTGCTGAAGAAGTTGATTTAACCAATGATATTCGTGATTGGGAAAAATTAACTGATAATGAAAAATATTTTGTTAAAAATGTATTATCATTCTTTGCAGCATCTGATGGTATTGTTAACGAAAACTTGGCGGAAAATTTCTACCGAGAAGTACAATATCCTGAAGCAAAATTCTTCTACGGATTCCAGTTGGCAATGGAAAATATTCACTCACTAATGTACTCATTGTTGATTGATACCTATATCAGTAACGCTAAAGAAAAAGACGAATGTTTCAATGCAATTGACAGATTACCTGCAGTTCAGAAGAAAGCAAAATGGGCGTTGGATTGGATTGAAAATGCGTCATTCCAAGAACGATTGGTAGCATTCGCAGCGGTTGAAGGAATTTTCTTCTCAGGTTCATTCTGCTCAATCTTTTGGTTGAAATCAAGAGGTATCATGCAAGGATTATGTAATGCGAATTCATTAATCTTTAAAGATGAAAACTTACATTGTGATTTTGCAATTCACTTGTTGAATAACCATTGCGAAAACAAACCGTCTGAAAAACGAATTAAAGAGATTTTATTATCGGCACTTGAAATTGAAAAAGAATTCATCACAGAATCACTACCAGTATCACTTATCGGTATGAACTCTAACTTGATGAAACAATACCTTGAGTTTGTTGTTGATGGATTATTGGTTAAGTTTGGATGTAAGAAACAATTTAATGTTGAACAACCATTCAAGTTTATGGAACAAATTGCGGTTGAAACAAAAGGTAACTTCTTTGAATCAAGAACAATGGAATACCAAAAAGCAAAATTGAACGAAACAATTTCATTTACAGACGATTTCTAAAAAAATAAAAAATTATGTCATTAAAAATTATTAAAAGAGGTGGGGATTCGGTTGCATTTAACCCACAAAAAATTTACAATCGTGTAAAACGAGCATCAAAAGGTTTGAATGTTAATTCGGACGAAATATTCATTAAGGTTATTACCTCGGTACCAACTGAAGGAGAAATAACAACAAAAGAATTAGATAAACTTGTATATGAGATTGCTGCGGCTTATACTGGTAGTCACCACGACTATTCAAGGTTAGCATCTTCAGTTGCAATATCTTCATATCATAAAGAAACTAATGATAGTTTTTCACAAACTATGGAATTGTTGTATGATGATGGAGTGGTTAATGAAAAATTAATTAACACAATTAATGAATATGGTGCTGAGATTATTGATGCGGTAATCAATCACGATAACGACTATAACTTTGATTATTTTGCTTGGAGATCATTACAAGAAATGTATTTGTTGAAACGACCAACAGGTAAGGTAATTGAACGACCACAACATATGTATATGAGAGTTGCGTTGTGGGTAACCAATACAATGGAAGAGGCTTTTGATTATTATAAGTCGTTGTCTGAACAACGTATATCACCCGCAACACCAATTATGATTAATTCAGGAACAAAAATTCCTCAATTGGCGTCTTGTGTGTTACATTACAACAACTCTGACTCAAGAATGGGATTGTTGGAAACATTGAATGATATCTCAACTTATTCTGCGGATGCTGCGGGTATTGGATTGTGTATGTCAAATCAAAGAAGTAAAGAAAGTCGTATTAATAGTTCAGGTGGTTATGCTGGTGGTTTATTGAAATACCTTAAAATTGTTAACGAATCTTTACGATTCTTTAATCAACAAGGTAGAAGACCTGGGTCGGCAGCAATTTATTTAGAACCTTGGCATAAAGATATTATGGATCTTCTTGACATCAAAAAGAATACAGGTGCTGAAGAATTAAGAGCGAGAGATTTGTTTACCGCACTTTGGATTCCTGATAACTTTATGAGAGCCGTTAAAAATAATGGTGATTGGTATTTGTTCTGTCCTAACGACATTAATAAATCTGGACTTAAACCATTACAAGAATGTTATGGTGATGAATATGAAAGTGTTTATCGTGAAGCGGTGGCACTTGGTTTAGGTAAAAAAGTTAAAGCTCAAGATGTTTGGACTAAAATTATTGAATCACAAGTTGAGACTGGTGTTCCTTATTTATGTTCTAAAGATAGTGCTAATAGAAAGACTAACCACCAAAATATCGGTGTGATTAAACAGTCAAACTTGTGTAATGAAATATACCAATATACTGACGAAGAGACTACTGCAATTTGTACATTGTCCTCAATGGTATTGAAGAACTTCATTCAAGGTAATAAGTTTGATTTCCAATTACTTTTTACTGAAGTTAGAAAAGTGGTTAGAGCGTTAAATAAAGTCGTTAACATTAATAGTTACTCAACAGACAAAGGGTTAAAAGGTGGGTTAGAACAACGAGCAATTGCAATTGGAACTCAAGGATTGGCAGATGTATTTTATCTACTTGATTTAATATTCACCGAAGAAGAAGCAAGAATCTTAAATAAACAAATTTTTGAAACCATTTATTACGGTGCTATCTATGAAAGTAATAAACTTTGTAAAAATGGGGAGTATCTACCATATAAATTCTTTGAAGGATCGCCAATGTCACAAGGTATATTCCAATTTGATATGTGGGGATTGAATGAAAGTGATTTATCAGGATACTGGGATTGGAACCAACTTAAAGAAGATGTAAAAGAATTTGGGGTATGTAATTCATTATTCACGGCACAAATGCCTGTAGCATCTTCAGCGAAAATTACAGGTTCATTTGAAATGACAGAACCCGCACATTCAGCATTGTTTAACAGAAGAGTGGTAGGTGGTGAAATTATGATTGTGAATAAATACCTCATTAATGACTTTGAAAAAATGGGTATTTGGTCTGAGGATTTGAAGAATGAAATTATTATCAATGAGGGATCGATTCAAAACATTAACTTTAACAATTATTTAGATACTGAAGATAAACACTACAATAAGAAAGTTAAACGAATTGAGCATTTGATTCCAAAGTATAAAACAATTTGGGAGATTTCACAAAGAGAATTGATTGATATGGCGGCAGACAGAGCACCATTTATTGATCAATCACAATCAATGAATATCTATATGGCGAACCCAACATTGTCAAAGATTACATCATCACATTTCCACTCGTGGGAAAAAGGTTTGAAAACTCTTTGTTATTATGTTAGAACCAAGGCAATTTCCACAGGGGCAAAACACTTGGCGGTTGATATGTCAAAAGTAGAAAAACCAAAAGCAACACCATTTGTTCCCAAAGTGGACTATTCAAACATGAATCTACCACCAAAACCTGAAAATAGTGAATTTGATTGTTTTGGATGTTCATCCTAAAATATAATCCCGACTTATGTTGGGATTTTTTATTTATATAAAACTTCCCAACATTATATTTATTAGATATGGCAAATGGAGTAACATATGGAATAAATTTCCCCTTTCAAAATTCGTATGTGGGAAAGTATTTAGATTGTTCTGATACAACAGATGAAGAAGTGAGGAGTAATCTTATTCATTTACTTTTAACAAGAAAAGGTACTAGGTATTTTTTACCTGATTTTGGTACTAGACTATATGAATATATTTTTGAACCATTGGATGGACCTACATTTTCGGAAATAGAATCAGAGATTAGAGATTCGGTATCAACTTATATGCCAGGTTTAACTGTTACTAATGTTAAAATAACAGATGCCTCAATGGAAGAAGAAAATAAAGGAACATACATAAATGGTGAGGATAAAAGAGAATATACTGTCTCAAATATATCACAATTAGAACACACGGCAAAAATTAGAATTGATTATAAAACGACTAATACCGCTTTTGAATCAAGTGATTTTGTTATTATTAATATTTAATAGTATATGGCAAATAAAAAAATATCGTACACAACGAGAGATTTTCAGGGGATAAGAACTGAGTTAATAAATTTTACAAGAACTTATTATCCTGATTTAGTTCAGAATTTTAATGATGCTGGAATATTTTCGGTAATGTTAGACTTAAATGCCGCAGTAACCGACAACCTACATTTTAATATTGATAGAAGTATCCAAGAAACCGTATTACAATACGCACAACAAAAATCATCAATCTATAATATTGCAAGAACTTATGGTTTAAAAATACCTGGGTTGAGACCTTCAGTTGCATTGGTTGACTTCTCAATTACAGTTCCTGCGTTTGGGGATAGAGAAGATTTAAGATATTGTGGTATTTTGAGAAGAGGTTCACAAGTTAATGGTGCTGGACAACCTTTTGAAACTGTATATGATATTGATTTTGCATCGGCAATTAATGCTGAAGGATCACCAAATAGATTAAAAATACCTAATTTTGATGGTAGTGGTAAATTAGTTAACTATACAATTGTAAAAAGAGAAGTGGTAGTTAATGGAGTAACAAAAGTATTTAGAAGAGTTGTAACTCCAAATGATGTTAAACCATTCTTTGAACTTTTCTTACCTGAAAAAAATGTATTGGGAATCACAAGTGTATTATTAAAAGATGGTACACAATATTCTACGGTACCAAGTCCACAGGAGTTTTTAGGTTTAGAAAATAGATGGTATGAAGTACCTGCTTTAGTTGAGAATAGAGTGTTTATTGAAGACCCTACAAAGGTATCTGATCAACCAGGAGTTAAAGTCGGTAAATACATAACCACAGATAATAAATTAATTACTGAATATACACCTGAAGGGTTTATGAAATTAACTTTTGGTGGTGGTAATGTTTCTGCAGACGAACAATTAAGAGATTTTGCAAGAAATGGATATCAATTAGATTTAAGTAAATATATTAATAATTTAGCTTTGGGTGCGGCTTTAAAATCTAACTCAACACTATTCATACAATATAGAGTCGGTGGTGGACAAGGAACGAATTTAGGTGTTAATATTATAAATCAAATAGGTACCGTTTCATTTTATGTGAATGGACCGTCACAATCCGTAAATACTACTGTTATTAATTCATTATCATGTAATAATGTTACTGCGGCAATTGGAGGGGCAAATGCTCCATCAACAGAAGAAGTTAGACAATATGTGACATATAATTTTGCCGCACAAAATAGAGCGGTAACTATAAATGATTATGAATCCATTTTAAGAAATATGCCGTCACAATTTGGGGCACCTGGTAAAGTTGCAATTACGGAAGAAAACAACAAAATTAAAATTAAAATGTTATCTTACGACGCTGAAGGTAAATTAACTGAAGTAATATCAAATACATTAAAAAATAATGTCGCCAATTACCTTTCTAATTATAGAATGATAAATGACTATATCTCAATTGAAACTGCAAATGTTATTGACTTAAGTGTTAATGTTGATGTAGTATTAGATGCGAGTCAAAATCAAGGTGCGGTAGTTACTAAAATAATTGATATTATATCAAACTATTTTAGTCCATTACAAAGACAGATGGGTGAGAATGTTTATGTATCCGAAATAAGACGATTAATTCAAAATGAAAATGGGGTTATTAGTATTTCCGATATAAGTTTTATTAATAATGTTGGAGGACAATATTCATCATCACAAACATCACAACCTTACTCTGATTCGGCAACTAAAGAGATTGGATTAATTACTGACACTATATTTGCAGAACCAACTCAAATTTACCAAATTAGATATCCAAATAAAGATATTAATGTTAGAGTTCTTAATTTAAAAACGGTGAATTTCTCTTGATGATTTATTTTTAGAATAAAAGAATTATTTTTTGAAAATAGGAAATAAACTATTTATCAAAAAAAGAATTTAATGCCAAAATCATATAGAATTAGAACCGAGCCAGGTGTAGATAAATCCATAAAAATACAATTAGATCAGGATTTTGAATACTTGGAGATTTTATCTTTGAAGATATTTCAAAATGATATATACACTCGTATGTGTTCTGATTACGGTGTTGTTGTAGGTAGAGTATTAGTTAACGGAGGTTTTGGGGTACCAAACGCTAAAGTATCGGTGTTCATCCCAATAACTGACGAAGATGAACAAAACCCAATTATTTCTCAATTATATCCATATAAAAACATTGATGATTTAAATGACGATGGTTATAGATATAATTTATTACCTTATGAACCTTCATATCAAGGACATTCAGCAACAGGTACATTTCCAAGTAGAGAGGATGTTTTAACCGATGCAGCATTAGTTGAGGTATACGACAAATATTATAAGTTTACTGTAAAAACAAATGAAAGTGGTGACTATATGATATTTGGGGTACCAACTGGAGAACAAACAATATTTATGGATGTTGATTTATCCGATATTGGGTGTTTCTCATTATCACCACAAGATTTAATTAACTCAGGATTAGCAACAGAAACTCAAGTTGATGGGAACAAGTTCAAAACTTCAACCAACTTACGAGAATTACCACAAGTTAAAACATTAAATAAAATAGTTCAAGTACAACCATTATGGGGTGAACCTGAAATTTGTTTATTGGGTATCACAAGAGTTGATTTTGATTTAACGGCATCTGCTAATGTAAACATACAACCGACTTCTGTGTTTATGGGTTCAATGTTCTCAACAACAAATGAGGATGCGGTTAAGAAAAGTTGTAAACCAAAGATTAACACAGGAAATATGTGTGAACTAATTGCGGGTCCTGGACAAATATTGGCAATTAGACAAACAATTAATACTGATGATAATGGATATCCTGTTCTTGAACAATATAGATTAGAACAGGATGGTAAGATAATTGATGGTGAGGGTACTTGGTTGGTTAATTTACCAATGAATTTGGATTATGTAACAACAAATGAATTTGGTGAACAGGTATTATCTAACGATCCAAAAGTGGGAATACCAACCACTTCAAAGTACAGATTTAAAATTAAGTGGCAAAACGAAGAGGGTTTGCAAAATAACTTTATGAGAGGTAACTATTTGGTACCTAATATTAAAGAACACGGATGGAATAGTACTGATGAGAATAATGATCCATTTAAAAATTCTGATACATATACAAGTGAATATCAAGCGTCAATACCTGTTGGATCAACATCATTGTCTGTTGGACCAATACCTAGAGGGGGGTTCTTTCTTAATAGTGTGGTAAATACACAACAATTAACAATTGAAGTAAACGGAGTTCCATATTATGGTAGTTTGGATAGTGTACCATTACCCAATGTCAACAATATAATTACATTTAATGCAATACCAATAGATAATACACAACCTATTGATATTGTGTTCACAATATATGACGAACCACTATTTAACCTATTAAGATCTTACGCATTCAGTTTAGATTGGGATGATTATTATGATACTCAAGCGGCAATTGATTGTGAGGATAGTTTTTATAAATTTCATTACAATAAAGTTTATACCGTAAGTTCATTTATTGATAGGTATAAAAATGGTAGCAATAGAGCCAGACATCTTGGGATTAAAGAAATTACAAATAGAACTTGTCAGAGTGAAAATAACAAATTACCTGTTAATGATTTAGTTAGGAATTTTGACTTCATATTCTTCTTATTCACTTTGTTACTTGCAATAGTATCACCAATGATTGTTATTATAATAGTTGTAAATCACGTATTGGCATTAATATATCCAATAATAGTTGCAATAGCTAACTTTGTTATAAAATTAGTTAATGGTATTGTTTATAACATATGTAAAATTGTTAAAAATTTAGGAGGTAATGTTGAATGTAAAAAAGAAACATTAGAACCAATGAGTGAAGATAACCCATTCAAAAGGTTATCATTACCAATGATGACATATCCTGATTGTGAGGCTTGTTCTTGTCCTGATGAGAGTTTGGTAACATCAAGTTCTGTTGCGGGTTCTTGGAATGCCGCGGCGTTAGGTATTAATATATCAATATTAAGTGATTTAGGTACTTTAGGTAGTTATAGTACTTGGACATTGAATCCCACAAACAATCCTTGCGGATTAACCTTTTCCTCAACTCCGGACCAAACGGCTTGGGATCAAGGTTCTCAACAATTATTTGCTGGGGCAGTTAATCCCGCTAGAGTTTATTATAAAGTACCAATATGGGAGGAATTAGGTCCTGATGGTGCTAGTGCTAATTCGGGACAATTGTTTAAAAGATTTGGTGATGGTATGACATTGGCTCAATCAATGAACATGGCTAATCTTAGATCGAGATACTTTGATATTACCGCTAGAAACAGAATCACAGTAACACCAAACCCAACATTGGTTGGTACAACAACTTTAGGTGTTGGTGGTAATTCATATCAAGATTTATCAATGATAATGTTAGCGGATCAGGGCACAATTAGTCAGTTAGTGGGTAAAGTAATTTCTTTTACTAATCCGGTGAATACTAATGACTTTAATGTTACAGGTGGTACCGAAAATCAATTTGGGGGAAATGCAATAACAGGGACTACATTAGGGGTTGGCACATATACAGTACCTTTAACTTATATGAATGACTTAGGTGTTAATATAACATCAGATATAACTGTTGTTGGTACTGAAAGTGAAAAGGAATATTTATATAAATCAGGTATAGAGTATTTCCAAGTAGTTGCCGGATATACATGGGATGAACTTGTATCCACAGGTCCATTACAACCACAAGGTACCTATGTTGGATCAACAGTAACTAATTCAGGAGTGTTGTGGAAGTACTTCTTTCAAAATAAAATAAGCTATTTAAATCCAACGGCAAGTTCTCACACACCACCTTGGTTTTGGTTTAATGATTATCAACAACAAGAAATTTTAATATTAGTTAGAGGTGTTGATCCATATACTGAAAAACAAGAAATAAAATACGATTTATCTGAATTATTTGGACAACCATTGGGTACCACAACAGTTACGGGAGAATATTTTTTAAATATTCCGATACAACAAAATTCTGGTAACCCGACATATTATTATGATCAACAAACACCTGAATCACATAGTTTAGCAACATCAAACTCAAATACATTTTTATTTCATCAACCAATAGGATTTACGGTAGATACCTCGGCGTTTACTGCATTCACAACCGATTCACCACGATATTACATATCAACAGATAAATCAACAATATCTTATATTCACGGTTCGTATGATGCGGGGTATCCTATGTCAAACTGGATAGAGGCAAATGGTAGAGTTGAGAATGGTAATGGACTACCTCAAATTTTTAGATGGAAAAGTACTATTGGTGCAACAACAATATTAAGTGATTTTATAGGTAGAGTTGATGGTGGCTCATTTACGGTTACAAATGCAATTAACTATATTTGTTATGATGGAGGACTTGGACTTATTGGTCCACCGGTATTCTCAACAACCAGCCCATTAGCAAGATGTTACGCACCTGCATATCATGTGAGTGCAAATGGTAATATACCATTAACAACAAATATAACCCCAAGTCAAAATTTAATATTTAGATCAGATAGGTTACCTACATCTGACTCAACAGATACTGTTGGATATAACTCATTCCCATTACATCAAAATAATAACTTTACATTCTACGCAATTGATGAACAAGGACAGGTAACTAACTTTAACGCTTCAGGTGATGGAGTACAAGGATTAAATGATTTAGATGCGTTTAGTGAATTAGGAACAGGATCTACGTCAACAATTGTGGAAACATTTAGTTGTGAAGGAATGGTTCCATTAAAATGTTATTCAGGTGCGGGAATTAATTTTGGTGTTTCAGATCCTTGTACTTTTAATCAAACAGGAGAAAATGGTGTAAATAAAAGAGTTAATGGTGGATGTTATTATTTTGTTGATGACAAATTAGTGAAAACTATTAAAGATGACATTAAGTATTTAGCGGAATGGAGAACAAGATTTAGAATCATATTTGGAGCTTGTAGAGGAGTGTTTGGGCATATGTTCCAAAACAATTGGATTAACGGTACATTATATATGCCAACATTCAATAAACAAACAACGTATAATATAATAGGACAACCTAATTATAATTTCTGTGAAGATATTGTAATGTTTAATGATATTAGTAATAACTTCTATTATAGAAGTACTCCATATGCGGATAATATAGGTGAATTTATTGGTGGACCTCAACCAACCATAAGTAACTTCTTCACTAATTTGACAGGATATCAACCACAAGATGATTCACAAAATACAAGACAAATTCTATTCCCAACTACAATTATGGATTTAGGAAAAAGAGACGAATTTATATCAGAGATTTGTGGGGATCCGGACTTCAGTGGTAAATATTTAGCGAATACAATAAAAAGTACTTCATATCAAGATAGTTCAGATGTATTACAGTTAGCAATAATCTCAAGAATAGTAAACTCAACATTCTTAGAACAAGTACTATCTATCCAAAATGGTGGTATTGAACAATTCTTTAATCGACCTGGAGATAGAATTGATGGAGATATTGCACAATCCTTCTCAATAAATTCGGAATATCAAGTCAATCCGTTTATCGGTGGTAACTATCCTGATGATTATATATGGGTTGCACAAAATACAAATGGGGAACCTGTTTTTGGGATATTCTATAATACAAGTGAAAACGAATATAGAAATAGGAGAGCATTGTCACCTGGGTATAATATTTACAGTTTCCAAACCAATCCTCCATTACAAACATATATAGGATACCCTGATACACAAGAAGTTCCATTATATAAATGGAAAATTGACACAAGTAACGCCAATAGTATTTTTGGAAATCAAGACAATACATGGTATACCGATAGTAGTGGTGGTGGTTTTTATAAAAGAGGATATCAAGATTTAGACGCAGTATCGGACGATTATTTTAAGACTTCTGATATGTCTCAGACATTCCCTAACATTTATTATGGGTTTATTACAAATTTTGCGGTACCGCCAGCACCACCCGCAATACCACCCGCAGTACCACCCGCACAACCTAACCCATCTACCGTATTACCATCGGCTAATGGAGTTTTAGTTGGTTCACCAAACCATTTCTATTTTGGATTAAAAAACGGAAAAACCGCATTAAATAGATTTATAAAAATATATATAGATACAGAATTAGACTAATGGGTATTGATAACGAAACAAGAATTATTTTAGGATCTCTGAGAAATAAAGTTTCTCCTAATGTTGATATGCTATCTAATATAACATTAGAACAGACACAAAGAGAAAATATTGAATTTGATAGAACTGCGGATGTAAATTTACAACAACTTTATATTAATGAAAGGGAAGCGTCTCAAATTTTTAGACCTACTTGTAAATTTTCATTCATATTTAAAAATAATTATGTTGGATCTACAAACTATACTCCGTTTAAAAATAATATGTTTTATGCAAACGCAATACAAAATGCGGTTACCGCAACTGTAAACCCAAATTTACCTTGGGATGGTTATCCTCAGTATTTTGAATTTGATTTTATTAGAACGGATAATAATAATCCTGGATACACACAACCCCCAAATAATCATTTGACTTTTGTTAATAAAAGTGCGACTACATATAATTGGACTCATTACATGAGTTATGCTTATGATAATAACCCAAACAAACAATTAGAAGCGGTTGATCAACAAACAACAACATCTTGGTCGTGGGTGGCATCTGATGGTATCCCATTTATTATTGTTGTTGGAAGTAATGACAATACAAGAGTTATATCTTTTAGATGTGTTATGCCACATGGGTTAAATATAGGGGATTATGTTTATTTATCTTTTGATTATTTTGGAGATCAGTTGTTTTTAGTATCTAGTTTAGGTGATACGGGGTTTGGTAGTGAAGAGTACATTTTCAACATAGACAACATAGGTTATATCGGTACAACATTTAATCAGGGAGTTACTGGTACTTTTAAAAAAGTATTGGATGATGCGAATTCAGGGGAAACAATGTCAACTTATTATGTGAGAAGACATAAAATACTCACAAGTTCTGATAACGCAGTGTTGGTTAAAGCCGGATTTGAACAAAATATATTTACATCAAAAAGTAAGTTAGAACCTGCAGTTTTAACCCCAAATAATCTTGTAAGAACATCTGTTAAGGAAGGTAATCAATCTTACACATTAACATTTAATTCTGACATTGATATAACAGGATTAATTGATAATCAAAAACGACCTTTAAGTGAATTATACTTCACTACTATATGGAAAGGTTATTTTGGGTGGACAAACCCATTAAAGGAAGGATTTACATTCAACCTACCATTAGTTAATAATGAACCTTCACCTTGGTGGGATATAAATAATGTATCGTCAGATGCTAATTTACCAATAGGTATTTATTTTAGTCAAACTACACCACCTGTTGGACCTTTTGTTTATAATGAAAATTTACAAATAGGTGATATAGTTGACGGAGATTACTGTGAATTTAATGCATACAACCAAGAAGAAAGAGTAATATCAAATATTCTACACAAATTTACATTTAACCCAACATATTTTAATTTAACTGGTAATACTACATCTAATAATACAAATCAATTAGGATACTATTATCAACCACATAAAACTGTAGTAATCAGAAGATTTTCTGATTATATTGAAGAAGGTGATGCTCAATTAATCGTTGGGGTACCCGATTATTCGTTCTATTCAAATTTATCAAATAGTTTTAGATGGAGAGATTTATATCCTTTTGGATATATTGATGCAAGTGGTATTGGTGTTGACTTCCCATTTATTAATGGAAAACATTATCCGTTTGTTGAAAACATATTTAGATTAATACCTGAAGGTAGTCAAATTGGTAACCAATTCATAAACGAAATTGCAGAACCTACAATAGATGAGTGTGAATAAATATAAGATAGTAATCCCCGCAAATGACAAACAAATTGACATTCCAATTGAACTTAAGTGGGACTTTGGAGGAAGAGATGGTGGTATTGAAGATTATGAAAAAACCATTTTAGGTGAGATAGTTGGAATACCAAATGATTTTGAAGTTGATAGATTTTCACATGATAATTACGATATATTAAATGTTTTAAAAACTTCGTTAAATTATGAGTTTTATTTTTATAACGGGCTACCTCAAAATATACCATCGGCAAATATTTCTAACTATGTGAGTAGTTATACTACAGTTGGGTTTACTGAGAAAGAAATATACTATTATAGTAATCCGTTCACTAAATCATTTTTTAAATTAGATTTTTATGACACTGCGGATCCAATAAGTCAAAAAATATATTTTACCATAATTTTACCTGTACAACAAGGGTTTACAGAGTCGGTTTCAATATCTACATTATTACCAAATGTTGATGTTAAAAAACCAACAATGAGATTGGATTTTATTGGTGATAAGGAAGGGTTTTTTATATATTGGTTAAGAAAGAGAGACTTTATAGATTTAACAGAATTTTATATGTCGGCAAAGTTCTTTAATGGAAGAACAGGGACTTACGCAACTATGGTTAATCAACCACAGTTCCAAATACCAAATCCGTACACATTTAATGGTGATAATTATTTTTATTATAAAGTTAATTTAAATTATAACAATAAAACTTATCAGGTTTACCGACCTGATAATAATGTACAAAGAGTGGGGTTGGAAAATAACCCAATTATTTGGTTTGAATATGTAAATCCTGTATAAAATGGTTGAGCAAAAGTATTATTTTAAAATATCACCCGAAAATATAAAAGGGGATTTAATTACGGTAAATTATACTGGTGGTACTGATTATATTTATGATGTTGATCCTTGTTGCCCAATAACTGCAATAACTGAGAATACATTAACAGGATCAACAGGTGTTTATACGGGAATGACATATGTTCTGTCAGGAGCGTCTGGAGGAACATCAATTTTAACAGGATTAACTATACCGATTCTCTTAACTCAAACAGGAGTGGATTACGGTTATTATTCTGTTTTTGATGGTGCGATATTACAAAAAGAAGTTATCACCAACTTTATGTTCTCTGCAACGACAGGTAGTCCATACACCTATTACTTTTATAATACTTCAGATTTAGAGTTAAAAAAGTTTTTAGAATTAACAACATTTAAGGTAGATTGGGGTGATGGGTCAACAGTTCAGACAATAACAGGAACGGCACCATTATCACATAGTTACCCAATAGGTAATGGTCAGTACACAATAACGATGACTGCGACATCACCTTGGGGAATATCCCAAGTATCAAAAACAATAACTGTACCGTTTGTTTTTGTACCTAATTTAGATCCGTTTGGTGTCGCAACATTTACACCTGCGGGTGGTAATTGGTCGGCAACTTCATTTAATTATGATTATATATTTAGTGGTGATTCTAATACAAATATAGATGATTTCTATAGTTATAATTACACCACAGTACCATTCACAATCACAGGATATACCCAATCATCTATAAATGACTTAGCTCAGTATGGACCTAAATATTTATTAGCTGAAGGGAAGTTTAAACCTGGCATTCAAGTGACAGGAACATCAAATAGTGTTGGTACATATTGGGGTCCTGACCCAAGTGGAACTTATGTTTCATATACGATAGATGGTGTTGATTATTATGACTATCCTGATGGTACAACATTATATGTAATACAGTCTTCAGGTTTCACTCAAGATGATTTGGTATTGTCGGCATTAACAAAAAATGAGGCATTAATTAATGTCATTGATCAACCCGAAATACAGTCCAATATATTCATAGAAAGAGGTAAAATGTCTGCATTAGAATATATTGAAAGACTTGGTGAAGTTGATAATGTTGGTGACTTAACCAAATATGGATATGGGTTTTTTAATGTGGAAAAACAATGATTTTAAGTATTTATATTTAAAACGATAAACAATATAAAAGATATTAATAGTGGCAACAGGTAGTTACGGAACAATTAGACCGGCAGATGTTAGTCCTGATGATGTAGACATCATTTTGAATTACACTCCAAGTAGAGACGATACTGATAATTTCGTTTTAACAAAATTGGATGCAAAAACAATATTACGACCTTATTTTAATAATAACAATACTGGTGGTAATGCGGATGTTGAGATTTTAGGTGGATTATACAACTTAAAACTTCCTGCGGATGTATTCAATAAATTAGGGATATATACATTATATATTAGACCGGCAGAGATAAGAACTAGAATTACAGATTGTGGTATTTTATCGGCATTACCAAATGTTAAAGGGATTGTTATTGATGTTAATAATGTCCCAACACAATTTAGGAATAATTTTATTAATCAAGGTTTAATTGGATTTAGAGTTGAATATTTAAATTCTGATGGAACAAAGATACCGAACTTTTTTAGGATGATAACCTCATCTTTTTATTGTGAGCCAGTAATACAAAATCTTACAAATACATCACAAAAATCAATTAGATATAGATATACTGAAGGAACAACTAATTTAATTTTTTGTACGCTTTCACCATCATCATCACCAACTAATAAACCAAACGCAACACCATTCATTGGACAACCAAATCAAGATATTGTTATTAGTAATACATATTTTAATCCGGTAACCACTGAAATTGAGATTGTTGAGCACGATATATCAACATTGGCACTTGCTCTTTATGGGAATCAAACTAAGTCAATTGATGATGGTATTTACACTATTTACGACAGTGAAAATAATATATACAAACAATACAACTTATACGAAATTAGAGATCAGTTTAATGAACTTCTTTATGAAGTTAGACAAGACAGAGGTAATAATATTGATTTTACTAAAAACTTTACAAATATAACAGGATAATGGCAATTATTAAGTATACTTGCCCACCACAGGCTAGCGGAGAAGGAAGTTTTTCTGACAATCTTGTCGGATTTCAATTAGTTGACGGTGGAGGTTTTACTCAAGCAAATTTTGAGTTCACTACCAATGTGACCGAAAAAGTTAATAGAAATTTCTCAATTGGATCATTTTCCGATCCAATTTCTTTGGAATCAATGAATATTACCGATATTGAACAATCAAAATTATTGGTAAATAAAAATTTTCAAGTATACCCAAATTATGATTTAAGTGAAATTACTAATTTTACAATTTATGGTTCTTTGGCTAAAAGATTTTCAGTATCCATAACTAAAATTATTAATTACTTTCCTGCGGCGTTAGAGATATTTTCATCAACAACAAGATTTGTAACAGGACAAACAGTTACAACCTCATCGTATGATGTTATTGAAAATGAGACATATTTTGAAATTCCATTATATCTTATTCGTAATCCGTTTGACATTGATTTTAGTATTAATGCAACAAGAAACTTACAATTAAGAGAGATTACAGTATCTCCATTGAGAAATTTAACGGTGGAATACTCAAAATATACGGTTATTATTGATGGGGTAAATTACCCAATTAATACAGTAGTACCAACAACAGACACAGATACAACATTAAAATTGTATATTGAAGGAAACCCGTTTAATGGACAATCCGAGATTTTTAAAACAATAATAATAAGACCAACAGACTTCTATGTTAACAAAGTCTTCAATGAGGAGTTTGATCAAGTTGAAAACTTTTTATTAAATAGAGAAATTTCACCAAAATATAGTGCTTATTTTAATAAACCAATTGAAAATGATGATGGTACTTATACTATCACTCAAGAAGTTGTAATTTTCCCATTAAGTGGTATTTGGAATTTAAGTATTAGTGGTAATGATTTTAATAGTTATCTATTAAAATTAAGTAGTGTTGCGGAAAATTTAGATGAATATAGAACAAATTTAATTTCTAGATTTTTAACTACAGGTGCGATAAAAGAATTTGATACATCGGATCAAAAAGTAGAAAAAATATTACAAATATATGGTAGAAGTTTTGATGAAACAAAAAAATTCATAGGTGCTTTAGCGTATATGAATTCAGTTCATTATACCGTTAAAAATGATATCCCATCACAACTTTTAAAAAATTTAGCACAAACTTTAGGGTGGAAAGATAATATTTCACCAATCACTAACGAACAATTATTAGATTCTGTATTCTCAAGTGGGGAAAATACATTTACAGGACTTTCTAAAGGACAAACTCCTGAAGAAATTAATTATCAATATTATAGAAATTTAATATTAAATTCCGCATATCTATTTAAGTCAAAAGGAACAAGAAAATCAATTGAAATGTTGTTGAGATTGATTGGTGCTCCTGATGCCATTACCGAATTTAATGAATATGTGTATGTTGCTGATCAGAGAATAAATTTAACTCAATTTGGGGAACAATATACTCAAATATCGGGAGGTACATATGTACAGGATATACCTGTATTGGATACTACCGACATATATTCAATTATGGGTGTTCAGTATACGGGATTCACAACAAATACTGTAACTCAAGATATTACAGTAACCAAAGTTGATTACCCTATAGATAGTTTTGGTTATCCAAGTATGCCTGTAGACAGTGATAATTTCTTCTTCCAAATTGGGGGAGGATGGATAGAATCTACACCACAACATAGAATGCCGGCACAAGTTGATTTGACGACTAGTGTATTTACAGGTGCAAACCCAAATTATCAAACAACTTTACAACCATTCAATTACGGGGAAGAATATTTACAGAGATTTAAACAATTTCCATATATGGATTTAGGTTTTAAATTACGAAAAACTGCGGATAATAAAAAAAGTTGGGTGGTAAATAATGAAATTATTAGGAGAAGTACTGATGGTGGATTTACAGCTTATTACCCTACTGATGATGATAGATTAGTGTTGAATGTTAAAAATATTGACATTTTTATGAATCCAGCTCAGGGACTTGTTTACGATGTTTGGAATATGTCACGACAATATAATTACCCAATACCTGAAGAAGGATTGAATTATATTGCACCAACATACTGTAACCCAAATCCTAACACACCATACCCACAAAGAGGGGGAATAGATTGGACTGAAATTATACCAAAACCAAAACAAAAAACATTTTTTGAATTTGCTCAAAGTTTTTGGCATAACACAATTAATGTTAGAAATAGACAATTTATTACTGATGGAAAGACGGGAGGTTATCCGACACTTCAGTCAATTTATTGGAAATATCTTGAATCACTAGAATTGGCGGGAATTAAAAACGACAATTTTACTTATCAGACAATGATAGATTATGTAAATGGTATTGGGGATTATTGGATTAGATTAATTGAACAAATGGTTCCGGCAACAACAATATGGAATGCCGGTACAAAGTACGAAAATTCAATATTCCACAGGCAAAAATATGTGTGGAGAAGACAGATGGGTTGTCAATTAGTACTTGTACCTTGTAACCCATGTACATTAGTGGGGCAATTATTTACCTACGATTGTCCAATCCAAACGGTAAGTTGTTCAGTGTATCCTTGGGATACAAATCCTTATATTAATTCATTTGGTAATGTTCTTGGTGATATGTTAAATGGTTATCTATCATCAAACGGTTTAACATTTGGTGATTGTGATATGAATACGTTACAAACTACTTGGTATGTGAATGTTAAATTTAATGGAAATGATATTATTAACTACCCATTCTTCAATGGGGTTGGATATAATAACCCATTATCTGTACCAAGCGGACAAACTTGGGTTGATGCAATACAAACAAGTTTTGTTGATTTACAAACATATGGGTTAAGTTATTATTTAAATGATGATGAAACAAGTTTTACTGTATTTAATAGTACTTGTATCCCATTAAGCGTAGTTCAAAGTTTTGAACTTAATGTTGGAATAAATTTTAATTTACTATGTAACTAATGAGTTGTGGTTTACCATATGTGTATAATTATTTTGTAAGCGGAGATTGCTCTAATATAGGTGCTGGAGTAGTATCATTTGATATTACAGGAAGTACCGCTCCTCCATATTCTGTAATGGAATTAACCACATCAGGTTTGTTACCGACTTCTGCGTCTACTACTTCATATTATTTTAGTGGTTTAACTGGTGGTTCATATAGTTTGGAAATTACGGATTCTTGTTTAAGTCCAGGACCTTCATCCGCAATAATAAATTTTAATATATCTACAGGTAGTTGTTTATCAATATCGTCAACAACAAATACAACTTGTGGTAATAATAACGGATCTTTAACCTCAACATTCTCAGTTGATTATGGGGGTGGAGAAGTTTTTCTATATGAAACAACAAATGGGTATCAATCAAGTGGTGCAACAACCCTTGGTAGTTATACTTTTAATTCATTATCAGGTGGTACATATTATGTTATCGGAAATGATGGAGGTGGATGTACTGGGAAAAGTGAAAGTTGTATTGTAAAATCCTCAACAACGGTTGATTTTGGTGTTTATGTTATAAATGATGGTAGTTGTGTTGCACTTGATGGAAGTGGGAAGATAATTGTTACAGGACAGACGGGAACATCACCATATACATATAGTTGGAGTAGTAATGCGAATGGACAAACAGGTTCTACAGTTACAGGATTAACGAGCGGTGTTTATAGTGTGACTATGACGGATTCGTTAGGATGTTCAAAAACACTAACAAATATTACGGTGAACCAAGTGTTACCTGTTGGTATTGTTAATTTTACTATTGTGTCACCAAGTTGTTTCTCAAATGACGGGGAGGTTACAGTCCAACTTACAGGAGGGACATCACCTTTCTATTATTCAGGATCAAATGGTAGTGTCGCAATTTCATTCTCAGATAGTTATACATTTACGGGGTTATCTTCAGGTGATTTTACTGTTAATGTTACCGATGCTGGATTATGTACTAGCTCACAAACAACAACATTATTAACACCTAACGGATTCTCAATTCTTAATCTTAGTACGGTTAATTCAAATTGTAATAATAGTGACGGACAAATTTTTATTGAATTAAATGGTGGTTCTAATGTTGGTACATATGTTTACACTTTAATAAATTCTTTAGGTAATACTGTATCTACATCAACTGAAGGTAATAATTATCATTCGCCACCATTATCATCGGATACATATACTATTTTGATTAGTGGAGGTTCTTGTGTATTTACCGCAACAACAATAATAAATAATACTAATTTATATACAATTACCGCAAATACCACAGGTACAACTTGTGGTTTTAATAATGGGACAATACAGATTTTAGCGTCAAGTGGGGGTACACTACCATATACCTATCAAATCACCGGATTTCCACCTGGACCCGTATCAACATTTAGTAATTTATCTCCAGGATTTTATGATGTAACTGTAACGGATTCAGGAGGTTGTCAACAAATTGAAACGGTATATATTACAGGATCGTCTCCAGTGTATTTTGATTTTTTTGCTACACAACCTATAAGTGGGAATGATGGAGAACTTGATGTATTAATAACAAGTGGGGAGCCACCGTTTATTTTAAATTGGAGTTCTAATGTTAATGGACAAACAGGAACTACCGTGACTGGTTTAACTGCGGGAACATATTCATTAGAGGTAATTGATGATAATGGATGTGCATTAATTAAAACGATTGAATTATTTGGAACAGTACTATATAGTAGTTATCAAACATATAGAGTATGTTCTAATAATTTCCAAAATAGTGGTACTCTTGGTAGAAGAGGTATACAACAAATGTTAAATGAAGGTTTCTTTGATTTAACATCGGGAGATACTAATTGTATATTAAATTCTGCTATTTTTACGCTTGATGTGACAGTAAATGGTGTTAATTCTCAAACCGTATTTTATACATCAACAGGACTTGATGATTACCCAACAGATGAGGAATGGGTTAATGAAATTAAAACTTCTTTATATGGTTTTTCGGGAATTACTTCGGTTGAAACCAATATTGAAACTAATAAAATAATAATTAAGAGTGGTTGTTTAACTGGAGGCACAACTTGTCAACCTACGGTAACAACACAATTGGATGACACAAGAGTAATAATTAATTTGTTAATAGATTATGACATATCTTGTGTGGAATGTGGAGTATATCAAAAAGTTTTCCAAGACGACTTTGAGTTTGTATTCCAAGATGATAATAGTTATATATTCCAAGGACAGTAATGACACAATTGGTGATAAGTAATGTTACAGGATTAACAATACCATATCAAATATATGTTTGTGATGTTTATGGTAATAATTGTACAATAGTTGCAACTGTAAATACTGTAATTCCACCAATGGTTACAATTACATTACCATCACAATTTAATATGTCACCAGCAATAGGAGTATTAGTAAAAGATTTATATTGTGAAAGATTTATTGTTTTAAATTGCGTTAATTTACCACCTGTAGGAAAACAATTCCAAGACGGAGATTACTTCTTCTTTATGGATTATAGCATTTATCAGTTCCAATAATGAATTAAAGTGTATTTATATATAAAAAAGAATAATGGCATTTTTAACGGATCAAATACCAGCAACCGGGGTTAATTTAACTGATTTATTTCACATAGTGGATCCTAATGATTTATCACAAGGTAATCCTGCTGGATCATCATATAAAGCGTGTTTTCAGCAAGTACTTGGAGCATTAACGGGTGGAACATCTGTTATGATAGTTGGTTCTGGAATTGGTTCGGTTGAAAGATGTGGTAATAATAATGATGCAAGTGGGAACTACTCCACTGTAAGTGGTGGTAGAGTAAATACATCAAGTTGTAATTGGTCAACTGTAAGTGGGGGGTATTGTAACACATCAAGTGGGTGTTATTCGACAGTAGGTGGCGGACAACAAAATGGTTCAACATCTAATAATTCAACTGTAAGTGGCGGGTATTGTAATACAATCTTAACAGGAGCAACAAACTCAACTATAGGTGGAGGGAACTCCAATACAATACTAATAGGATCAACTTTAACAACGATTGGTGGTGGTGGTTTGAATACATCAAGCGGTTCTAGATCAACCGTAAGTGGTGGTGTTGGTAACACATCAAGTGGTGGTGGATCAACAGTTGGTGGTGGTCAAAGTAACGAATCAAATGGGGCTAACTCAACCGTAAGTGGAGGTTATTATAATACATCAAGTGGTGACTGGTCAACAATTGGCGGTGGTAGTGGGAATACATCAAGTAATTATTTTTCAACAATTGGCGGTGGTAGAAGTAACACATCAAGTGGGTGTTACTCAACCGTTGGTGGTGGTAAATGTAACACATCATCAGGTACTTATTACTCAACTATAAGTGGAGGATATCGTAATACATCAATTGGTAGTGAATCAACCATAGGTGGGGGGCGTTTTAATACCTCAAGCGGTTACTATTCAACTATAAGTGGAGGACGTTGTAACTCATCAATTGGTGCGGATTCAACCATAAGTGGTGGTCTTAGTAACAAAACAAATAGTGACACATCAACCATAGGTGGTGGGTGTAATAATACAATATTAACTGGTTCAACAAGTTCATCAATTGGTGGTGGTGAATGTAATACAATCTTAACAGGATCAACAAGTTCATCAATTGGTGGTGGTGAATGTAATACAATCTTAACAGGATCAACACATTCAACAATTGGAGGGGGTGTGAGTAATACTTCAAGCGATTATTATTCAACCGTAGGTGGTGGTGCAAACAACACTTCAAGTGGAGGTAGATCAACCATAAGTGGGGGAGCAAGTAGTACATCAAGTGGATATTATTCAACCGTAGGTGGTGGTAGATGTAATAGATCGTTAGGGGATTCTACAACCGTAGGTGGTGGTCAATTTAATAGGGCGTGTGGTCAAATATCAACAATAAGTGGGGGGCGAGCAAATATTTCGTGTGGAACATATAGTTCAGTCGGTGGTGGAAACGCTAATACGTCAAGTAGTTATGCATCAACTGTTGGAGGTGGATTCAGTAACACATCTTATGGTGTGTGTTCAACAGTAAGTGGTGGTCGTCAAAATACATCGGTTGGTGATACCTCAACGGTAAGTGGGGGTATAGGTAATACATCATTAGGAGCGTGCTCAGTAATTGGTGGGGGTGTTTGTAATACAAATATGTCTACGGGTGGTTTTATAGGATCAGGTTGTGGAAATACTTCGTGTGATGTTTATAGTTTAGTAGTTGGAGGTTATTTTAATAAAGTTAACGGTAAAGCTTCAACAGTTAGTGGAGGTTATTGTAATACAATATTAGCTGGAGCAACAAGTTCAACCATTGGTGGTGGACAACAAAATACAATATTAGCATCAGCAGCAAACTCAACCATTGGTGGAGGTAGTGGTAACACAATAAGTAGTTTTTCATCAGTCGTAGTAGGTGGATGTTTAAACACGTCAAGTGGGGGATACTCATTTATCGGTGGTGGTAGAAGAAATGTGTCAATCGGTTTTATATCAACCGTAAGTGGAGGTTATTGTAACACATCAATCGGAGATTGCTCAACCGTAGGTGGTGGTAGAGGTAACACATCAAGTGGGTGTTATTCAACCGTTGGTGGGGGAACGCAAAATAAAAGTAATGGTGTAGTATCAACAATAAGTGGGGGTAGAACTAATACCGCATCAAATTATTTTACATTTATTGGTGGAGGTAGAGGTAACACATCAAGTGGGTGTTATTCGACAATAGGTGGTGGATGTTTGAATCGATCTTTAGGTGTTGGATCAACAATAGGTGGTGGATTGCAAAATATAACAAGTGGTAATTGTTCGTCAATATTAGGAGGAATTAGTAATACATCAAATTGTAATGGATCAACCGTAGGTGGTGGTTGTCGTAATACTGCATCAAATTATTTTTCGTTTGTTGGTGGAGGACTACAAAATACAAATAATGGTGTTTGGGGTACCTTATCTGGAGGTATATGTAATAGACTTATAGGTAACGGAGCATCAATTGGTGGTGGTTCTAACAATACTGCTTGTGGAGATTATTCGGTAATAAGTGGTGGAATATCGGGAACTACAACGGCAAGTAATAATTTCATTGGTGGAGGAAGTAATAACACAACAACAGGAAACTACTCCTCAATTTTAGGTGGAGTATTTAACACCTCAATAGGAAATTATTCTTCAATTTTAGGAGGTTCAGGAAATACCGTAACACATAATTGTTCATCGGCTTTTGGTGTTGGTATTACATCGGTTTCAGCGTGTACATTCCATACAAATTATTTAACATTACAAAATACACCAGATACTGATCCGTCAAATACAAATTTCTTGGTGAGAGATACATCAACAGGTGTCGTTAAATCAAGAGATATTTCATTACCGTTGAATTATGCGACCTCCGCAATAACATCATCACAAACATTAACTTGGGATAAAAGTTATTGGGGGGTTAGTGGTTCATCAAATGTTGATTTAACATTACCGACAACAACATCGAAAGATGGTTATTATTTATTGATAAAAGATGAAGCAGGAACTTCTGGTTCATACAGAATAAGATTAACGCCAGCATCAGGATTGATTGATGGTAATTCATATGTTGATATGAATATAAACTATATGTCTCTTACTGTTATGGTGAGAAACGGAAATTGGTATATAATATGAGTTTTATTTTTAATAATCAAGTATCTTATAGTGACAGTGCAAATTTAGATGCATTTGGTAGGTTAAGAACTGCCGCAGTCCAAAATTTATTGGACATTAAACACGTATACGATAAAAATCCATTACAAGTAAATGAGGTTACCGCAGGAACTGCAACGTCAATTTTTAATCAACAATTTGCGAGAGTTAGAATGTCAACTGCGGCAAATAATGATTTAGTTATAAGACAATCAAAAACACACCCTATTTACCAACCAGGAAAAAGTCAATTATTCCAAGCAAGTTTCTCAAATTTTCAGTTAGAAACAAATGTCATAAAAAGGGTGGGAGGATTCACCTCAACAACGGCATCTACATATAATTCGGTTTTTGATGGGTTCTTTTTAGAAAGTAATGGGGTAACAAACGAAATAAGTTTTCAAATATGGAGATCGGGAACTACGGTTTATAGTGCGGCAACAACCGTATGGAACACTAATGAATTTAACCCAATAGGTTTAGATTGGTCTAACACTAATTTAATGTCAGTTGATTATCAATGGTTAGGTGTTGGTAGAATGAGATTTGGTTTGGATTTAGATGGAATATTAATTTATTTTACCGAACATAATTGTGCTAATAACGAACCAAATGTTTATATGTCATCACCAAATCAACCAATAAGGTATGAAATAAGACAAGTTGGTGTTGGTTCAGGAAGTTTTGATATGATATGTTCACAAGTATCAACCGAAGGAGCATTAAACGGACTATATTCCACTGTAGGAGTTATAAACTCAACCACTGCAGATTTAAATTCGTCAGGTACAAAATATCCATATATTGGTTATAGACTTAAACCAAGTTATAAATCAGTGACATCGCAATATAGTAGTTTGAGTATTTTAAATACCTCAAATGATAATTACTTAGTGACTATTGAATTTAATCCTACATTATCTGCAACTCCAAGTTGGACAGATATACCAAATTCACCATTTCAATATTCAATATATAATGGGACTGTTACAACAACGATAACATCACCAGGTCACATTATGTCGTCTTTAATTGGTGAATCAGGATCATCAGCACTTTCAACAATTAAAGTGGATGATAATCAAATTAGAGTTGGTTCTAATGTTGATGGAACACTTGATGAAATGTGGGTATGTATAACACCATTAAGTGCAAGTGCAACATTTTTGGGAACCGCAGAAGTATTATATTATTTATAAAATAAAAATAGATTAAAAAATGGCAAATCAAAAACTTACAGACAGAGTATTGGCAACGGGAGTCACATTAAATGATTTAATTCATATTGTAATTCCGACAGATATAACTGACGATCCTGCGGGTTCATCATATAAAGCAACCGTTAGTCAGATGATGGACACTATAAGTGGTTCCACAATTATGGTTTTGGATGCAGGAATTGGATCAACAATGAGATGTGATAATAATAATGAAGCGTCGGGAAGTTATTCAACAGTTAGTGGAGGTTATTGTAATACCTCAAGTGGAAATAAATCAACTGTAAGTGGTGGATACCTTAATACATCGAGTAGTTATTACTCAACAGTTGGTGGTGGAGCGGCTAACACATCTAGTTGTGTTTATTCGACGGTAAGTGGTGGTCGTAACAACACATCAAGCGGTATTTATTCATTTATTGGTGGAGGATCCTTCAATAATAATAGTTCTTGTGGAAGTGTTATATCGGGTGGTGCAAATAATTTAACAGGACCAACAGGTGTTATCTCAACTCTAAGTTCATATACTCCAAGTGCTGGATTAGGTCTTGCAGATGCGACTTACGGACCTTATTCTCAAACAACAACAAGTGGTTATGGTGTTGGTGCGGATTTTACATTTGATGTTAGTGGTAATACAATAACTGGAGTTACAATCACAAATGGAGGTTTTGGATATAGTAATGGTGACACTATTTTTATTACAGGAACAACTTTTCCTGGTGGTACATCATCAAATGATGTTACATTAACTATTAATAATGTTTTAAGTAGTTATTATTCAACCGTAAGTGGAGGACTAAATAATACATCAAGTGGAGATTGCTCAACCATAGGTGGAGGTAGAGGTAACACATCAAGTGGTAATGGTTCATTTGTTGGTGGCGGATCATTTAACAAATCAACTAATAATTTTTCAACAGTTGTAGGAGGTGCGGGTAACACATCAAGTTCTTATTATGTGACAATTGGTGGGGGAAAATACAACACATCAAGTGCTTGTTACTCAACCGTAAGTGGTGGATATAGAAATACAACATTAACGGGGTCAACATATTCAATAATAGGTGGTGGTCGTAGTAACACATCAAGTGCTTCGTATTCAACAATAAGTGGTGGGTATTGTAATACAATTTTAACAGGATCAACAAGTACAACAATTGGTGGTGGTTATCAAAATACAATATTAACAGGATCTACATATTCAACAATAAGTGGTGGTATATGTAACACATCAATTGGAATATCTTCGTCAATATTAGGTGGTTCTGGAAATACGGTTATACACGATTGTTCATTTATTGTTGGTAATGGAATAGCAACTTCTTGTCCTAATACGACATATATGAATTGTTTATCAATTATGGATTTACCAAATGAATCGTCATTACCATTACCTTCAGGTTCTGTTTATTATTGTACGACAGGTTGTGGTATTTACTATGTTCCATAATTCACTTTTTACAATACTATAATATCTTTATTTATAATTAATTTACTAAAAAATGGTAAGTTGATTATTTATAGTAAAAGAGAATATAAATGTCCAATTGTTATTGTTTAGAATTTAGTTTTGCAAAGGTTAATCAGTATGATTTAACCTATCAAGATTGTAGTGGAAACACTGTAACAGAAACATTCCAAAGTGGTACAACATACAATATATGTAGTGAAAATTTTGATCCAATAACAAATTGTTTAGATATTGATTTTGAAGTTAAAGGACTCTGTGTTAATGGAGTTTGCCCTGGTGGATTATTTAAATATCAAAATGAATGCGATGTAATAACAATATTCCCATTGGGAGTACAATGTTTAACTGAAAATCCAACAACAAGTAATAGTTTTGACGGTGTGGCATCTTTGTATATTACAGGAGGTACACCACCATATTTTATATCATGGGAAAATGGTAATTATTCTCAAACATTAACAAATTTGGGTTCAGGAGAATATGATGCGGTTGTTACCGATTTTTATGGTGACTTTACCGCAAGAACAACTTGTTATTTAACCGCACCAAGTCCGACACCAACACCAACTCCTACACCAACTCCTACACCGATACCGGCATTTAGTGGTTTATGTTTAATTGTTGAAGGTAGAATAGGTAAAGATCCTTATCTTGAATTAATTGATTTTGGTTATAATGGGTATTATAATGGAAAACCAACTTGGACATCAACACCTTCAGGTTATGATGTGGTATGGATGAGTGGTACAAGTCAGTGGGAAGTGTCAGGATGGACATACGGTAGTTTAGTTAATTTAAATCCAGCTACACCACCTATTGCTGGATGGCAATCTATTGGTTCAGTACCACCAAATCCGTCAATATTATCGGTACAAATGAGTGAAGGAACTTGTGCAAGTCAAGACATATTGAGATATGAATTAACAGTTAACCAACCTACTTGTGTTCGTAAAGATGGTTTAGGTGGATGTATTAGTGACGGAAGTATAATATTTAATATTATTGATGGAGTTCCACCATATGAGTATAGTATAGATGGATTCAACTTCTTCCCTAACCAACCTATCTTCCAAAGTCTATGTCCTGGGTTATACACAACAATTGTTACAGACTCTTCAGGACAAACATTTAGTCAAATTGTGAATTTAATACAACCGGCAGCACCTCAAATATATGCACTAACATTATCACTAAACGCCACGTCAACCGCATTTAATGTTACGGTTTCACCACAATTACCTGTAGGTACTACTCTTTCATTTGATTTAGTACATGAGAAATATTTTACAGAACAACCTCAATTTAATGCGTACACTTGGAATAATGTGGTTACAGTAAATAAAAATATGATTCCTGTTCCATATAGTACAACCACTAATAGTGGGTCATCAAATGCTTTACCTGATAAAGTGTGTATTGGAGGTGTTGTTGTTGAGTCACTTACAACATTTACTTGGGATAATATAACTATGGTACAGGGAGACACTGTTAGTGGTACAATTAGTAATCCAACACCAATATTGAATCTACCTTTAGAAACTCACTGTTTATCTGAAAAACATTCATATAATTTATATTTAAATGATGTAAAGTTAACTAACTGTCCTTGTTGTTCGGTAACCGTAATAAATAAACCGATAGGAAAAGTAGGGTAAAATAAAATATCAAACATAGTATTTATATAACAAATGGCATATATACTCAAAAATACATCTGGTTTAATCAATACAAGAGTTACTGATACAGGTAGACAAAAATTATCTGAAGGTAACTTTAACATTGCGTATTTCCAAGTTGGGGATAGTGAAGTATCGTACAATGCATTATCGTCAACATATAATCAACCATATAGTATGGTATTGGAACCACCATTTAATAGTCAAAATAGTGCTGGTTCACCACAATCAAATAGACAAAATGTTAAATACCCTTATTATGTAGATGGTTCTGCCGGTAATACATATGGAATTCCTTATATGGATTCGGTTATTGAACCTGTATTTAATAGAGCTCCTTTAAGAGGATTTTTTTCAGGAAATACTAGTGCAACCACAATTAGTTGGAGTGCTTTAACTAACAATAATTATGTAGTTAGCTCAAACTATGTTGTAAATATGTGTTCTTTAAGTGGAACAAACCAAGTTGAATTAATATATTCTGGTTCTAATTTAATTAATGAGGGAATACCTTCAGTTGGTGATTTTATTACAATATATTATGACGGTAAATGGGATATAAATAACACTTGTTATAATTTACCAACCCCAACACCATCAGCGTCCGTCGCATCAACACCGACACCAACCCCAACACCAAGTTCAACGTATACATTTGTGTGTTCGGCAACACCAACGCCAACACCAACTAAGACACCTTGTTTAACACCATCAAACACACCTGCGTGTCCTCCACCACCTATGGCGGATTGTTATATGTCAATTAATAGTTGTTATCCAATGATGACATATAGAATTATTGCGTACTGTAACAATGTTATTACTGTTGATAGGAATTTACCTGACTTTTCATCATTTTCTGGGTCATGTTATTCAAGAACATTAATCTATCCACCAAATATGACAACACTTTATGATAGTATAACACCGGCACCTCATTGGAGTAGTGATGTTATTAATTTTGAAACTGTTTGTGATATTGATGAGTTTGATGTTAAAATATGGAACATGAATATTCCTTGGAGTGAAAATCCTGCAGGTTTATATCCTGCAACATATGAGGGATATGAATATTTTGGATCAATAGATTATCTTGGGACAAAAGAATATTTTGGATACGCATCAAGTTTGGGACAAAAAGACACTAGTTCGGTATATTACTACAATTCATTTGATGAAAAGATTACGGTACAACCTGAAGAACAAAAAGCAATTGCAATAATACATTATACAAATCAAACCATTGACTTCTTCTATGGAGAGAAATTTGCGCTAGAACCATATGATTCCGCAAATCCTGATGATACAACAGGACAAGCAAGAAACTTTAAATTACATCTACCTTGGTTGATGTGGCATAAAAATCCTGCGTGTTGTTCGGGAGAAACATTTTGGGTTGATCCTGCGGGGTTTGAAGATAAAAATCTATTTGATGTCCAATACATACAATCAAATAAAAATTCAGGGATGAATCAACCTGGTATTAGATATTATCATCTTTGGGATACTCACGCAAATGCTGATGGATACCCAAGTAGAATTGGTAAAGTATTCCCTGATAGTAAGATAGTTATTATTGATGATGAGGAAATAATTGCGGCGATGTCATATAAGTCAAATAGAAACTGGACTTTACCAGCACCTCAAGTTTCCTTAGTAACCCCAAATACTTGTGGAACACCAACAACAACGGTAGATGGTATCTTAACAGGAAATAACGAAACTATGTATGTGACTTATAGATTCACAAATCAAACTGGTTTTACAGATTCACTACATTGTAATTATTACTCAAAAGTAATCGGTAATAATAATGATTGTAATCCTGACACATCTAAAAATGTTGCATTAAGATTTGGTGCGGAATTCGGATGTATGGTACAACCTTCATACAGTGCTGGAACACCTTGTATTACTTCTTGTAACTACTTACCTCAAGGATATTTTGGTACTAATTTTGAAATTCTGTGTCAAAAAGTTATAACAGGAAATAGACCTGACTCAACTCAATGGAGAATAATTGATTATACCGATGTTATTAGTGCGTCAACAATTAATGGATATTTAACTCAAGATGGTATTACAGGCACGACATTCGTAATTACACCTGAATTATACAACGCAGCACCATATTATAATTTAAATAATTACATATCCTTAACTACATTAGGATCCACAGGTGAAACATTAAATTTTGGTGATGAATTTTATTTTTATGGTGGTTTGGAAACAGATATCCAAGCAACAATATATGAAATGAAATATAAGATTAATTTGAGTAATGCTGAATTCTTAAACACATCAAATCCTACTTGGACTCAAGGAACTAAATCATATATTACTGAGATTGCATTATTGGATAGAAATAAAGATATATTAGTAATGTCCAAACTACAATCACCAGTTCTAAGACAAGGTATCCAACAGTTCGTAGTTAAGTTAGATTTCTAAAAACTTTAATTTTAATTAATAGTTGTTATATTATTAATAAATCATTTTTTATGACTAAAACTATTAAAAATTCACCAAAAGTCCTTGGACTAGATGTCTCAACAAGAACCATTGGGTGGGCATTATTTGATATTAAAGAACAAGAATTATTAGAATTAACTCACATCTCACCAAGACCAAAAGCAAAAGACTTTGGAGATAATAAAATGATGGAGTTGTTACTTAAATCTGAAATATTCAGAACAAAATTATCCGAATATAAAAATTTAGGGATTGTTAATGTAGTTATTGAGGAACCGTTGTTGAACTCAAATAATGTCTATACAATTCAAACTCTTTTAAGATTTAACACATTAATATGTAAAGAAATTTATGATGCGTTAGGTATAGTTCCCGAATTTATATCAACATATAACTCAAGAAAATTTGCATTCCCTGAATTAGTACAACCTAATGATAAAGGTAAGCATGTTTTATTTGGGGGACTTCCAAAAGACATAGATAAGAAACAAATTATTTGGGATTTAGTGGCAAAAAAAGAACCTCAAATCCAATGGTTGTACACTAAAAATAACACCTTAAAGAAAGAAAATTTTGATCAAACCGATGCTTATACCTGTGTATTAGGATATATGAACTCAAAAGAAATTTGGAAATAATATCGGTTAGATAAAGGATAATTTGAAATATCGTCTTTTTAGACGATATTTTTTTTTATGGTGAACTCGGAGTTGGTGTTGGTGTTTGAGTCAATGTCGGAGTTGGTGTCGGAGTTAATGTAACACAAGGACAATCAATAAAAACTATATTAATGTTATTACCTACAGGTATCTTATATGATTTTACAGTAATTGTTGAACCACCATTTATGTTTATTACTTGAGTCTCGTTATTACTACAGTTTTTAATATTAAAAGTATTTGCAGTATATAGTAAATTAGTTACTTTATACTCACAACAAACATCAGGAGTTTGAGTTGGTGTTAATGTAGGTGTAGGTGTTGGTGTAGGTGTTGGAGTTGAACTAACAGGTGGAATACAAACAAGACATCCTCCTTCAGAAACTAAACCATTCTCAGTGTTCAAGACTATAATATCAACACCACTAATATTATCCGCAGTACCAATGTACTCAATACAAACATCTATCTCATTCACTTCCGCCTCATATACCATACCAATTACTGGAGTACCACCTGTCGGGTTTAATATAACATCAGTGGTTGAATAAATAAATCCATTTAAACAATCTTTGAATTGTTTGCTATTTGGACATTTAATATAATCATCAAGAGTGTTAAATGTTACTAAACCTGTATAATTACATGGTCTGGTAATTTCAGGTGAAGGTGTTGGAGTTAATGTTGGAGTTGGTGTTGGAGTTGGTGTATATGTAATACCCGAAACATTAATACCGATCCCACCACAAGGGTTTGTTGAGGTTGGTGTCATTGTTGGGGTTAATGTCGGAGTTGGTGTCGGAGTTGGAGTTTGTGTTGTGGGTACATCACAATCAAAAATCGCATCAAAATCTATTGAACAAGCAGCACTTGGTGATGGAGTTGGTGTAGGGCAAATACCCGAACTAAAAAGTTCATCACATAAATCAGGACAAGAACTTACACAAGGTGATTTACCAAATAATAAACAATTTGGATCCCCTAAAGTTAATGCTAAACACCATTGAGTTTGTCCTGTTGAATAATAAATAGTATATGTATCTCCTGTGAAATAATCATAACCCGCATCGTAAGTACCTGCGGAAAAATATGTACCATCAAAAGATGATGAAGTACCACTTACACAATATTGACCAAAACAAGACATACTTAAACGGTTACGGTGTCAGTTACAACACAATTATTATCATCCACAATTTTAACTATAAAATCAGTTAAAGATGAGTACACTGGTGGAATCTCAAAGGTATATGGTAAGTCACCACTTACGATTGTTGATACATAAATACAACTTGTGTATCCTGTATCACATACATAAACATCAAATGGTGTTGAACCTGAAATATTATTTATTGTTATATCTGTTGGCATTTACTATTGTTATCTTAGATAAATATAAAGGAATGTAAAAACTTGTGAAGTTTGATTATTCCATAATTTATGTTTATATTATAATTTATGGATGAAAATGAATCTTTGGTTGAATTATTGGAGGATGTTTTGGGGGATCACGGATTACACTACCCAAATAGAGGACAAATATCCTTCAATTGCCCCGTATGTGACGACGATAGAAACAAATCCAACCTTGAGGTAAATTATTTTACAAATGTTTATAAATGTTGGTCTTGTTCTGAAAGTGAGGGTACGCACGGATCTTTGGGTAAACTTTTTGATAAATACGGGAATAAAAAACATAAAAAATTATATAACATCCTTAAACCTGAAACTGTTCAGGTGAAAGAAAAGAAAAAACCTAAAGTCCAACTACCAAAAGAGTATAAGTTATTTAAGGATGTTAATCCAAGATATCCAATTAGACAACAAGCAATAAATTACCTATATAATCGGGGAATTTCCGATTATATGATTGAAAAATACCAAATTGGGTTCTGTGATAATGGTAGTCATTCTGGTAGGATAATTATTCCATCTTATAGTGCAAAAGGAGAACTTAACTATTACATAGGTAGAAGTTGGGATCCGTATACTAAAGCTAAATACCGAAATCCCGAAGCCGAGAAAGAAAAAATTATTTTTTGGGAAAATTTAATTGATTGGAACAAAGATATATACCTTGTTGAAGGTGCTTTTGACGGGATTTTCTTAGAAAACTCAATACCAATGCTCGGAAAACATATGTCAGAATTATTGTTTGAATCAATATATAATAAAGCTAAAGGTGATATTATTATTTGTTTGGATGCTGATGCGTGGGTTAACGCAGTTAAACTTTATCACGAATTAAATGGTGGAGTTCTATGGGGTAGAATAAAAATTATCAAATTACCTGATGATAAGGATGTTTGTGATTTGAAGGGAGAAATAAATGATTATTATATTGAAATACGAGATTAATGGATTTAAAAGAAATTGCAAAGGAGATAAGAGAGATTATTGAAAACAAACAAAAGGAACTACAATTAACTTTTGAGGAAGATAGTCACACATACACAATGATTGATTCATCGGGTAACTTGAGAAGTGATTGGCCGTCAGTATCAAAAGTGATGAAGTTATTTTATACCGAATTTGACTCGGATGGAATTGCTGAAAAGAAGGCTAAAGGTGACCCTGAAGAAAAGGCTCGTTTATTGAAAGAATGGTCAGATGCGGGAACCTATTCTACAAATATGGGTTCTAGAGTCCACTTCTTTCTTGAACAAAAATCCTTAGAAATGTTTGGAATTGAAAAGGAGGTTAGACAACCAATATTTGATTGTGATTTCACACAAATATTAAAGGGAGATTCTATGATTCATGCGGGTACTGATTTTTTGGAATTGATGAAAGAAAGGGGAGCTGTATTATTGGATACTGAAATAGTATTAGGGTGTAATGAGATTGGATATGTTGGACAACCAGATAAATTTTGGTTAATAATGAATAGAGAAGGTACTGAATTTGGTTTAATTATTACCGATTGGAAGACAAACAAAAAGAAAAATTTTGAGGATAACATCTTTACCAAAAAAATGAAACCACCATTTCAAAGTTTGAGTGATAACGCCTTAGGGCACTACTTTACACAGTTACCGTTCTATTCAAAGTTAATATTGAAAATGTTAAAAGGTTCTAAGTATGAAAATACCAAATTATATGGTGGTATTATTGTTCATTTGAGTGATGAAGGTAAGTTTGAAGAATTTAGAGTACCTAAAGAAGTTATCAATACTATTTTGAATATGGATATGTCAAAATACTTGAAAAAATAAATTAATTTAATTATAATTAAATATGGAAAATTCAGTGGAATTAATATGGGTATATACAACATCGTGGGATCACGAGTTACCATATAAAATAAAAATTAATTATATTATAAAATGAAAATTAGAATGACAAGATCATATGAAATGTGGGAATCATATGAACCAATTGAAATTAACCCAGAAGATTATCCTGAATTGGAAGGAATGACAAATGAAGAAATCATTGATTATTTGAATGAAAATATGTATGAATTTGAAATTAAAGATGGTTCAGAAGGAAGTTTAGTTGATGAAATTCAGTTTGGACAAGAAATTATTAAAGATAAAATGGGTGATGAAACATTCACATTATATTTAGAAGATTAAAACTATGGAAGATAATATTATTAGACCTAAAATTGATTTAAAACAACAAGAAACCGTTGAGTGTGAAAAATGTAAATGTAAATTCTTTAAGGAGGTTGTTTTAATTAAAAAAGTGCCTAAATTAATGACAGGAAGTTCGGAAGATACATTAGTACCATTCCCAACATATATGTGTAATGATTGTGGTCATGTGAATATTGATTTTAAATTGTTTGATTAAAATGACACATAGAGAATTTTATATTTGGTTAGAAGGTTATCTTGCTGGTAAACTTGAAAATAAACATATAGATATTACACCTATTGTTGAAAAAATGGGTGAAGTTATTAGTGATGAACAAAAGTGGATTGATGACTTCAAAAGATATAGAGATATTAATCCATTACCAATAAAACCGAATCCGTATAACCCACCGTATGAAATTTATTGCGGTACAAAAGACACAGAATGATAAAAAAAATAATACACTTTTCTGATTTACACATTCGTCTTTATAAAGATCATGATTTGTATAAGTCAATAATGGAAGATGCGATTAACCAATGGAGAGAAATCAATCCTGATAGAATTGTATTCACTGGTGATTTGGTTCACTCTAAAAATCAAATGACTCCCGAACTTATTGAAATGGTTCGGTGGTTGCTTTTGGAATGTTCATTTATTGCACCAACAATCATTATACCTGGTAATCACGATTTCCTTGTAAACAATGTTGAAAGATTAGACGCACTTACACCAATCATTAATTCGTTAAATAATAAAAACATTTTCTATTATAGAGATAGAGGTGTGTATGAAGATGAGAATATTAGTTGGTGTGTGTACTCGCAATATCAAGGGAATATTCCTCCTGATTTGAATGTTGCAACAGGAATAAAAGTGGGATTGTTTCACGGACCAATTCAAGGAATGAAAACCGATTTGGGATTTGACTTTGGAGAGGAGGCGTATGATGTTGAAAAGTTCAATGGACTTGATGTTGTATTATGTGGTGATATCCATAAAAGACAAGAATTTAACTTTAAAACGGGTAAAGGTTATATGATAGGTAGCCCAATACAACAAAATATTGGTGAAAGTATTGGTAGACATGGATATGGAGTTTATAATTTAGAAACAAAAGAATATAACTATACGGACTTATTCAACCCCAAGCCATTTTTAAAGTTTGAAATTAAATCATTTGAGGATATTGAAAATGGAACCGAATTACTCAAAAATCTTTAATAAAAAAACAATGCAGACAGTGTCTGCATTTTGTGAATTAAACAAAATTGACGATATAGATAAATTCATCAAAAAATGTTTTACTGATGGATTTAATATTGAAAAATACGGACTTTTGGGAGAAACACTTAATGAAGGTGAAAAAGACTTAAAAACGGATGTTGTTGAGGAAAAACAATTAATAAAAGAAGTGATTGTTGAAAAACGGGTGGAAGTTCCTATTGAGGTTATCAAAGAGGTGGAGAAAATAGTTGAGGTGGTTAGAGAAGTACCCATTGAAATTATTAAGGAAGTCCCTGTTGAAAAAGTTGTCACAAAAATAGAATATATTAGTGACAAGTCTAGTGAGAACGAATTAACGGAAAAAATTTTCCACTTAAATGAGGAATTAGAAAAAGAAAGACAAAAATTTTCCACTAAAACCGAAGAAATGGAAAATTTTTTCCAAAATGAAATGTCTAAAAAGGATGAAGAATTAGACGAACTTAGACATAATTTAGACGAACTTTTAGACAAACCTCCTGTTGAAATTATCAAGGAGGTAGAGGTAATTAAAGAAGTTGAAAATAATGAAAAGTTAAAAATGATGGGAGAAACTTTACAGAAACTTAGAAAAGAACTATCATTAAAAGACAAAAAAATTGAAGAATTAGAAGAAATAAATAAACAATTAGAATCTATGAAGGTAAGCCAAGGTGCTGTATACCTCAAAGGTTCAAACTTAACACGAAGATTATGATGATATTAATTTGGTTATTAGCGGCATATGGAATGTCAAATATATTGGTTTACGGATCAATATTTCAAGGAATAAGAGATTGGTTTAAAAACACAGGTAATAGTGGAATACCAGTAATAAGTGACTTCTTTAAGTTCATATCTGATTTAGTGTCCTGCATGATGTGTACATCAACTTGGGTAGGATTTTTTATGTCATTGGTTGCGTATTCACCTTGGCATGAAATTATAGGATTAAATCAGTACGCATCTATATTTTTTGATGGTATGTTAGCATCAGGATTTGTATGGGCGTTTAATGGTATAGTAGAATGGTTTGAAGAAAATCGACCTAATAATAATGTTTTATAAATAAGTAAAAATGGGAAAAGCAAAGAAAGAACACAGAGCGAAAGTGGTAAAAAGAAATCAGAGAATTGCCGAAGAGAAAGGTAAAATGCAAAGAGCATTTAATAAACTTCTTCAAGAACAAATGGAAAAATTCCAAGAAAACGAGGAGTTGAATGTTCAAGTGGGTGATCAACCTGTTCAGTTTAGTGTGGTTGATCCTAATGAGGTAGAAAACACCATAGACATTGAAACTGTTGGTGAAGGAACCCTTATTAAAGAAACTACCACATTTGAAGACGAAGAACAATAATAAATGGATCTGTTTAATCCACCAAAAACATTTAATTATAAAATTATGATAAAAGATTTAGAGTTTTCTAAATTTGAAAACCCACCTATTCAAGTAGTATGGGAAGACATTTCAGAGAATTTCACACAAGATAAGATTAAGAGTGTTAAACATTACTTCCAAAAGAAGTACGGTTCCACTAATGTGAATGTTATCACAAAAGTTAAAAACATTCAGGAAGATACTATGCAAAGTGTTGATGTGTCTGTAAACATTATGGACACAAATTATCAAACTGATTTGTTGAAACAATTTCTTAAGTCTAAGGGGTATGAAAATCGTATTGATGAGGTTATGTCAATCAATAGAATGGTTGAGAATAAAATGTCTGAATCAGAAGATGAAACCTCATCATTTAAGAAATGGTATATCAAAAATATTGAATTCTCTAATTTCTTATCATATGGTGATAATCAGCGTATTGATTTTGATAAATGTAATGGTATTACAGTAGTTGAATCTAATCCACCTAACTTTGGTGGTAAGACAGTATTATCGGTGGATTTATTAATGTTCCTATTCTTTAATGAGACAACAAAAACATCAAAGGCGGAAGAAATCTTTAATCGATTTACCGATAAAAACTCGGTAGTTGTAAAGGGTGAAATTATTATTGATGGTGAAGAATATATTATTGTTAGAAACATCGAAAGAAAAATGTCTAAGAAAGGTGAATGGAATGTTAAAACCGAATTAGACTTCTTCAAAAAACTTTCCGACGGTAGTTTACAAAACTTTACTGGTGAACAAAGACGAGAAACCGAACAATTCATTAAAACATCAATCGGTTCTAAAGATGATTTCTTAATGACAATTTTAACCACCGCAACAAATCTTGAGGACCTTTTGGAATCAAAACCAACGGCAAGAGGACAGGTACTCTCAAGGTTTATGGGGTTGGAGTTTTTAAAGAAAAAAGAAGAATCTGCAAAACAAATTTATTCTGATTTTTCTAAATCAATGTTATCTAATGTTTATAATACTGAGCAATTAAAAAGTGATAATGAACAATATGAAACTGATATTGAAAATTTTAAAACTAGTATTGATACATTGAAAGACGAACTTAATCAAGTTGAAGTAAACTTAACAAAGGGTAAGGATTATCGTGACGATATGTTAAAAAAGAAACATACTGATATAGATAATGATATTGCTCAAACAAACCCTGATAAGGTACAAGATGAGATTAACTCATTTGAGTATCAAAAAGGTGACATCATTAAGAAGTCAAATGAATTACAGGTAGTTGAACCATCTTCTTTTTATTATGAGGATCAACACGATAAGGTTAAAGAAGAATATAACGAAGTATTCAAGGAAAAAATCCAAGTTGAGAGTAAGATTAAATCAATTGAGGAATTAAAGAGTTCCGTTGATGGTGGAATTAAATGCGAACACTGTGGTATTGATTTAATGATGGCATCAATCACCCAATCTAAAATTGCCGAACTTGATGGTTATAATAGGCAAAAAGAGGAAAAAGAGGGGTTAATGACGGTTTTATCAGGCAAAGAACAGGCATTTGTACAACTTAAAAAAGAGTTTGATGAGTATGAGAAAAACAAACTTATTAAAGAAAAATATGATTTGAGTATTGAGAGTTATAATCTTAAAATTGAAAATTTAAAACAAAAATTAGGAAGGTATAACGAATTGATTGAAAAAATTAAGGAAAATGAGAAGATTGAGGGTATGTTGTTAAAAGCAGGTATTAGAATTGAGGAACTTGAAAGAGAAAAGACTCAAAAACAAACACTAATCAATAATAATACTTACCAAATCACCTCGTTGGAAGATAAGATTAAAAATAATTTAAATACAATAATCAAAATTCAGGAGGAATCTGAAAAAGAAAAATTATATAAAATATATTTGGAGGCGTTCGGTAAAAATGGGATATCTAAAATCATAATGAAAACTATGATGCCGATAATAAACTCAGAACTTCAAAGACTAATGGAGGATAGTTCATACTTCAAACTTGAAGTTAGAATTAACGATAAGAATGAAGTTGAGTTTATGATGATTGACAACGGTACTGGTGTTGAGAAATTAATGACATCAGGTTCAGGTTATGAAAAAACAATTGCATCATTGGCATTGAGATCAGTATTAAGTAAGATTTGTTCGTTACCAAAACCAAATATAATTGTCTTTGATGAGGTGTTCGGAAAAATATCTAACGACAATTTGGAAATGGTTTCAGAATTCTTTATTAAAATTAAAGAATATTTTGAGAAAATATTTGTCATTACACACAACCCAATGGTTAATCAGTGGGCGGACACCATCGTTAAGATTAGAAAAGAAGATAATATTTCAAAGGTATATCAATAAGATAGATGACTAAGTGGATTTTTATTCTTATATTTAGGTAAATAAGTTTAAAATGAGAGATAAGAAAATTTTGGTTAGGGATTTAGTTATTCATTTAAAAAAATTAAAGTTTGCAAAATATTTAGTTGAGTATATTGATAACGAAATTCCTTTAACCATATTCCCTATTGCGAATAGGGAGGGGTTGACAATTAATGAATGGGTGAAAGATGTTGAAGATGATGTAAGACAACACACAGTTTTGACTACAACCAGATTATCATATGATGGTGTTAAATCATTTTTAGTTTACAAATTAAATACAATTCTCTCAACCTATAACGACGCAAATATTAAAGTACTTAAAATTACTGAGATTGTTAATACTGAAGAAATTGAGGGTAAATCTTTTGACGCTATATTTGAGTTTAACGGTGAAATTATTATAATTGAAATTAAAGTAACCCAAAGCGATACCGCATTTACAGGTGCAACACATACAACATCAAAAGCGGATATTTTTTTATTAATATCATTATCAATTAATCGTGATAAAAAAGTTAAGGAAAGTGAAAAATATGTTGATGGTATTTTCGGTATGTTAATTAACTTGGATAAAGATTTTTGGAAAGGTGAGGCTAAAAATAATAGTAGTTTTACTACACTTAAATTTTTATCAAATATTGACTATAGTGAAAATATTTTTTGTGGTAGTCTTAAAAACAATAAAGTATACCAAAAACTAATTTTTGAAAAAATATGAATGAAGTAATTTTAGGTAATGCGATTGAAGTATTACAAAGATATGAGGATAATACATTTGATTTAACTGTAACATCACCACCGTATGATAACTTAAGAACTTATAATGGAAAAATTAAGGATGAGGTTGTCTTTGAAGATGGATTTAGTTTCCCATTTGTGGAAATGGCTCGTGAGTTATATAGAGTAACCAAGAAGGGTGGTGTTGTTATTTGGGTGGTAAATGATCAAGTAAAAAATGGTGGAGAAACTGGTAGTTCATTCAGACAAGCACTTAAATTTAAGGAGATTGGATTTACATTGTACGATACGATGATTTATCATAAGAATGGAGCCCCATTTCCTGAAACAGGTAGATACTCACAAGTATTTGAATATATGTTCGTCCTTTCAAAAGGGAAACCAAAAACGGTTAATCTATTAAAAGATAAACCAAATAGATGGGCGGGACATAGTAATTTTGGTGATCCATCAAAAAGAGAAAAAGACGGAAACCTTAAAAAGGTTGACAAGTTTGTTGTATCTGAATTCGGTACAAGGTATAATGTATGGTATGTTAATAATGGTAAAGGGTTCTCATCCAAAGACGACATTGCATTCCAACATCCTGCAATATTTCCGGAATCATTGGCTGAGGATCATATTCTATCTTGGAGTAATGAAGGTGATATAGTATTAGATCCTATGTGTGGTAGTGGAACGACATTGAAGATGGCGAAACTTAATAACAGGAATTATTTGGGTATTGACATCAATGAAGAATATGTCGATTTATCAAATCTAAGAATACAAAATATTGAACCATACACTAATGAAACACCTAATCCAAAGGTTAAATTCCTTTTATCTAAAGAAGATGCTTTATTGAAAAGAAAAAATAATAAAGAATCTAAAAATTTGTTGGATTAATAATTATTTGTATATTTGTAAAAAAAACAATATGAGATATCTAATGTTTGTGTACGGTGAAAGTGAAACTATGGATAGTGAAGCCTTAACCACTAAAATTGGTAAAGAAATCCAACCCATTGTAATTTCAGAACAGATAAAATACATTTATGGTGATGGTAACGCAATTTTTCATTTTGAATCTGAGTTAAAATATGAAGAAATGTCTATGTATGTTGAGATGGTTTTTGAAGAATTAGAAGACATTATGTTTACCTTAATACCATTTAATGGTAAGATGGCAACAAATATGGGTAAGGATAGAAAAAATCACCTATTGTCTATTGATGAGGAGGATAAGATTGAGATTAATACTTTCACTGTTAGTTCTGAAGATATTAGTAATGATGGTGCGATTTTTGATATGTTTATGGATATGATTAATCAAGGTAGTCCATTTATTATCAATAAAACAAATGAAGATGTGTGTAATATGTCATTGGACGAACTTTTAGATAAAATCAATGACAAGGGAATAAATTCACTCACAAAGGCGGAGAAATTAAAATTGGAACAATACTCAAAATAAAATATATGAAGGAAAAAGGAACAGGAATGCCCATTAATCAGGATGAAATCTCTCACTACCTAAAGGATATTAGGAAGATTAAAGTTATGACACCTGAAAGGGAAAAAGAATTATCTAAACTTATGATGTCGGATACTTTAACTGACAAACAACGAAAACAAGTTGAACAGGAGTTGTTAACAGGTAATTTACGATTTGTTATTACCGTTGCAAAACAATATCAAAATCAAGGTTTGGATTTTCCTGATTTGGTTGCTGAGGGTAACTTAGGGTTATTGAAAGCAATTAAAAACTTTGATTGGAGTAAAAATTTGAGATTTATTTCATATGCCGTTTGGTGGGTTAAACAATCTATTATTCAGTCTTTAAATGACAATGCGAGAACAATTAGACTTCCTGTAAATGTTGTTCAGGAACTTCATAAAGCTAAAAAAGAAATTGAGAATAATGGAGGAAAACTATCGGATAAATTCTCATCTTTACCATCAATGATTGACTTAGATATGAATATCAATGATGAGGGAGATACATTCCTTGATATGATACCAAATATGGATGCAGACGCTCCTGATGCGGCTTTTAATACTGCGGACATTCTTAAAGAAAAATTAATCAATACACTTAGTGTTTTAGATGAAAGAGAACGAGTAATTATTGAGGATTATTTTGGACTTAGTGGAACACCAAGAACTTTGGAAGATATTGGAGGTGATTTTGGTTTAACTAAAGAACGAGTAAGACAGATTAAAGAAAGAGCTTTGAGAAGGTTACGAAATGAGAGTTCTGAATTATTTGATTATATCTAAATAATTTTCTATACTTTTTGTTTGGTGGTTTAAAAAAGATCATTACATTTGTAATGTATCTAAAACGAAATATTATGACAAACGACATCATCAAAGTAAACGAAGGAACATTATCAGGAGACGTATTCTACGGATCATTCAACACCACAGTAAAAGGTAAAAGAATTTCAGTTTCGGTTTCAAACCACCTTAAAGATGCGGACAAAGAATACGAATTCCGTATCGCAAATAAATGTCAGGCAGGATTCATCAATATCCACGACACTAAAGGAACTGCGGCGAGTGTTATTCGTGGATACCAAAAAAACTCATTGGTTAATATCCAAGCAAAAAATGAGTACGGACAGTGGATGAATGTTTACACAATTAAAGGTGGTAAGTGGTACTCAATCGACAAAGGGTTCTTGGATGTGTTAACTGTTGGGACAATGAGAGAGTCATTCCCTGATATGTGTGACATGGAACTTTGGGGTAGAATGGGAGCAAAAACTTGGGCAGACAAATCATTTAAACAAAACTAAAAAAATGGGGGGGTATAACCCCCCACATACACAAAAACAACCTTATTGGGAAATTAAAAAATAATATGGGAAGCGTAATTGATTATATTGAATGTACAAATTGTAAACACGAAGCGTTTAGTGACTTCTATTACAAAACAGGGGAACAATATGTAAGTTGTAATAACTGTGGGTATCACTACTCACAAACATTCCAAAGGGACGGTACCGGAAGGTTCATCACCAAAGACGGAAGTGATGATTATCATTTTGAAAATCTGATTATGAATGTTTCGGAACTTAAAAATCCTTATGGTGCGTACAGAATAAAGACATATCATTCACCAGCAACACAGTGTGGTTCTTTTGAGAATGAAGAACAGTGTAACGAGTTTAAGAAAAGTATTATGGATGATGTTGAAATTGAATTTGCGTCGGTATCCAGGTTTATTAACGAGGAAATTGTTGTTGAGACAATAATTGATAATGGACCTGAAGTTGATTCTTCTGGATTTACAATTGAGGATCGTTAATTTAAAATAACAGCCCTATCATATATGAACCCCCACCTAAAATGGGGGTTTTTCTTTATCTTTTATATTTATTAGGTATAGTTTAATAATATGAAAGAAAAATTTTTACCTTGGTTTTTATTATTTTGTGCGATAGGTTTATCGGGAACTGCTGCCTATTATAGTGTTGTTGGATTATCAATTGTTTTTATTGGCGTTGCAATACCAGTAATAATAATGGGTTCATTTTTGGAGATATCAAAAATTGCTATTGCAACATATCTTCATGACAAATGGAAGGAAACATATGGCGCGTTGAAGATATACATGACGATTGCATTGGTGACTTTATCAATTATAACCTCTTTAGGGATTTATGGATTATTGAGTACAGGGTTTCAGGGAAACATTGCAAAACTTGAAATAAATGAGAAAAAAGTCAAAAATGTTGAAGTTAAAAAGAAACGATTTGAAGAAATAAAAGACGAACTCTCTAAAGAAAAAACAATTCTTAATGGGGATATAACAAAGTTGAGAGACGGACTTTCAAATAACACCACCACACAATCTGTGGACGGTAGAACTGGACAAGTAGTTACAAGAGCAAATAATGCGAATAGACGATCATTTGAGACACAACTATCACAAGCACAAGTTAGAAGAGACACTATCGCAAAACGAATTGATTCAATGAATGATAGTATTACTAAACTTGACATTGAAATTTTAGATATGGAATCTCAAGAAATATCTGGTAGTGAACTTGGGGCTATTAAGTATGTAAGTGAACTTCTTGATTGGGAAATTAAAAGGACTGCAAATTTATTTATTTTAATTTTAATATTTGTATTCGATCCTTTAGCAATCACATTGGTTATTGCAACAAACCAAGCATTTAAGTCAAGAAGAAAAGAAGAAGACACCCCCCAAGTACCCATTAACTACCCTCCAAGTACCCCCCAAGTTAATGATACCGATGAACTACCGATGAACTACCGATCAACTACCGATCAAGTCAATGAGTATAGTTTTATTGATTATGATATATCCAAGGAGTTATCAGATGATATTGAAAATGATACGCCAAAACCATCATCCCCTGATTTAGTTGTTGATGAATTGTTTGATACAATTGATAAATATGAATTAGATATTAATGAAGTAAAAAATAAAAAAAGATTAGTATATAAAAAAGAATGATTGATGTTGTAAAATACGGAGAATTTAAACCGACGGGAAAACAAAAGAAGAAAAAACAAATAATTTTATCTCATACATCTAGAGATGTTAAAAACTATTTAATGTCTTTAAAGTACCGATATAACGGAAAATACGACAAAGTTCCAAATTATATTGTTAACCGAGAAGGTAAAATTTTAAAACTTCTAAATGATAATGAACACTCTAATTATTTTTCAGAACCCAATATAAATAGGAACTCAATCATAGTATGTTTAGAGAATTTAGGATGGATGGAAAAAGAACCATTAAAAAATTCACACATTAATTGGATTGGTAATATTTATAAGGAGAAGATATATGAAAAAAAGTGGAGAGATTACTTTTTTTGGCAACCATATACTGAAATTCAGATAGAAAAAACTGCCGAATTATGTAATCATTTAATGAAAGAACTCTCTATAACAAAAGAATGTATCGGACATAATACTAAAATAAATGGTGTTGAAAGATATGAAGGTATTGTGACTAAAAGTAATTTTGATAGTGAATTTACTGATGTTAGTCCGGCTTTTAATTTTGAACAATTTATAAAGCTAATTGAAAATGAATAATTACGAGGAACTAAAAAAATTATTAGAATCATCAAGAAGATTACTTGGGGGGGATTTATTAAACGAAGAGTCTAATAGAATTAGAAAAAGTTATGGTATGATAACTGAACAGTCTAACCCAACAACTGATATAACAAAAAAAATTAATCCATTAGGGGACTCAGAAGAAGAAATTGAATATGAGACTGCTGATAGCGGTGAAGAAGAAACAGAGAGTAAACCTGAAAAGAAAAAAGCATATAGAATTTCGGGCGGAATTTTAGTTCTTCATGGAACAGATAGTACTGATATACAATTAACAACCGATGATAAAATCGCATTCCAAGAAAGTATGGATGAGTTTGTTGCGGAAGTGGCGGAAATTGTGGACTTCAATAAACTAAATGTTTATGAAAATAATGTAGAATGGTCAGGTAAAATTACAGAATTGGATCTTGAGTTCTTCTTCTCAATTGGTGAAACTAAAGGGGTATACATAAATGGTACTATGATTAAGTTGGATGATGAATTCTTAGAATTTGTTAATAAACTACAAACATACTACGAGAAATTTAAATCTAAGTGGTCTAAAGTGATTGCATCAAAAAAGAAAACACCTGAAAAATGAAACAATTCTTAAATACCAATTTTAAATACATCCTATTTGTTGGGGTTGGATTATTTGTTATGTACTTTATGGTTTATTTATTTACACCAAAACCTGAAATGTCAGAATTAGATAAATATAAATTAGAACAATTAGATAAAGACATTGACTCAATTTTAAAAAAACAACAACTGCTTGATAAAAGAATCTTAGAATATAAGACAGAACTAAGTAAGATTGACTCAACAATTGCACAAGTCAGAAACCAAAAAACTATAATAAAAGAATATTATAAAGAAAAAGGTGAAGAAATAACAGGAATGAAACCATCTCAAATTGACAGTTTATTCCATAAAAGATATAAGTATTAAGATGAAAAATTTATTAATTACATTATTGTTATTCGTTCCATTGTTATCATTTGGACAAGTTAAAAAGGACACAACACAGATTTGTTTCCCATATAGTGTTGGAAAACAAATTGCGTTAGATTTAAATAAATTAGATCAGTTAACTGAAGTACTTAAATTAACTGAAACAGAACTTAAAGAAACTCAAAACAAAGTAAGTGTTCAAAACGATATTATCACTACAATGGAACTTAAAGAAGATAATTATGAGTTACAAATTCAAAAGGAACAAGAAAAATTTGGAATTGTTGAAGAACAAAATGAAGGATTAAGAAAAGATATTAAAAAAATTAAAACCAAAAATACAGTTATTGAAATTGTTGGAGGGGCGATAATTGGTGCATTAACCTATATACTTATTTTTAAATAATGGCACTATCACAAACAGATAAAAGAGAAATTGAAACATTGGTTAGAAAAGAGATTAAAGATTTCTTAGGATCAACTACTGTGAAACAGTTTGAAGATAAACTGTTAGATAGAATTTCCAAAGAAATGAAGAGAGGTAAACTAGAAAAAGATGTAAAAGACTTAATAATAAAATCATTCAGAGAATTCTATACGATAATGTATCAACAAAGAAGTTTCTGGGAATCAAAATTCAGAAGTGCGTAATGGAAAACCTAACCGACTTATTTAAAAAACAATTCAACCAAGAAGCCAATATGATTGGATTGACAGGTATTGATCAAGCAAAAGCGAGAAAAGAATTTACTGAAAATAAAAAGTCGGAAGATGATGATATTAGAAATAAATCAAAAGATTATCTTAAAGATGGTGTTGATTTATCCGACATTATGAAATTAGTTAAAAATAAAAAATTAACTAATAATAAAATCAAAGGTGAAATAAGAAAATTATTAAAGAAACCTGAAGAACTTAAAGATTTCTTAAAATCTTTAATTAGTAAAGATAAGACTGAAACTAAAGAGGCAACAGGAACTGGAAGTTCGGGATCTGATATAACAACACCATTGTTTTCAGGTGAAGAACCCAAAAAAGTTGAAGCCACAGAAACCGCGTCTTCAGGTTATGGAGTTGGTGCGTATGAAGGACCTAGTATTTGGGCAAAAACCACAAGTAAGAAGAATTGGAAACCATCAAGGAAGACACAGATACCAGGAGGAAAATTCGTTCAGGTTAAAAAAAAATGTAAACGATTTCCCTATTGTAATCAGGGAGATATTAAGGCTCTTAATATATTTGAAAACGAAACTGTTAAAAATGTTATTGAGAAAGTAAGTAACACCTATAACTTACACGAGGAACATATAAAAGACATTATTTTATATGAGTTAAGAAAAACAAACAAATAACGATATTTATTATAAAAACACAATTATGAAAAGTAACACTTATTACGATAATTTATTTAGAAAAGTTCTAACCGAAACTTTAGAAGGAAAGGCTGATGAGATAATGGAAAAATTAAAATTTAATCCTCCAGGGAAATCGTTTGACTATGTCCAAGAAGGAGAAACTTGTGAATGTGGAGGTGAAATGAAAGAAGGTGAATGTATGGAATGTGGATACATGAATGAAGAGATGAAAGAAAGTAGGTATGTTACATCCAAAGGAGGTAAATTCCCTAACGAAAAAAAGGAATTATCAAGACAAGATTCTGAATGGACTATGCCAGGATTTGATATGGAAGAATACTGTGCTCAATATTACGATATGGATCCTGAAAGATGTCAATCATATTATGATCAAAAAGAATATAATGATAATAGAGGTGAAATCGATGAAAGACTTCATGGTAAACAATCTCGTTTGGATAAAAACAAAAATGGAAGAATAGATTCGGAAGATTTTAGATTACTTAGAAAAAAAGGAAAAAATACGGAAATGGAAGAAGGCAACGCATTTTCAGGAGCTCTTGCCAATGCTAAAAAAGAAGGTAAATCTCATTTTTCTGTTGATGGTAAAAAATATACTGTTAAAGAAAGTAAAAGACAAAATGATAATGGTGTTTTATATAAATTAGAATACATTAATGAAACCGCATTGTTTACTGAAGATGAAATAATAGATATTATTGAGGGTATTATTAAAGAAGAAAGTAAAACAAAAAATACGATTAAAACAGGTAAAACACCTGCAGGGTATATGGCATATGAAAAGTCACATAAAGGTTCGGGAAAAGAAGAAGATGACTATATGAAAAGTTTTGAGAAGAAAATGAAAGATTATCTTAAAGACGGATCTAAAGGTAAGTATGAAATGAATCCTAAACATTTTCCTATGGGTAATGGTGAAATTGAAAAAATGGAAAAAATGGCTTATGTACCATCAAATGCTGTACAGGATTATGTAGATAACTTTACCGCCGCAGCATTAGAAAACTTAGACTTCAATGATGGGATAGCTCCAAATGAGGATTGGATGACAGATAACATTGAAGGTTCATCTAGAACGGGTAATAACCCTGAATGGGCAAATGCGGTTGAAACACCAACAAACAAGAAAAGAAACAAAATAAGAAAAGATAATTTACTTGGTAAACTAAAAAGAAAGGCATATAATAAATCTGTACAACCAGTAGTTTCAGATAAAACAGGTAATGAAACAGATAAAGCAAGTAAAGTTATGATGAAACTTGAATCAGTTGAAAACAAAAAAATTGAAAAACTTAATGAGGAGTTCGATAGAATGAAGTCGTTGATTGGTTATCAAGATAAGACACAATAATTTACATAAAAAATATCTTTGTTATTATTCTCCATAGATACTTGTCTATGGAGAATTTTTTTAATTATATAGCAAAACCAATGGATCCCGATGATGTGGACATATGGTTTAGAGTTAATAATATAATACCTGAAAAAATGGATTTATATTATGACTTTAGTTTTTCATTATACTATTTGATTTTAGACACATATTTGGGTGACGACAAAAATAGTGAAACCAAAATAGTATTATCTGATGAAGATAATTTAAAACATTTTGAATGGTGTTGGAATAAAACAATTGAGAACTTTCAAAAAGAAGAAATTACTTTTAATAAAAAAGGGGATCATTATGAGTATTTCTTATCATTCTTCACTGACATATTCTATAATCAAAAGGAGAACAAAATAAAAAGTTCAATAGGAACATTCTTTAACGACTTATTCGACAGGAAAAAACCTTTTACAAAATCTGATTTGGATATGATATCAAGTATATATAAATCATTAGATAAAAATATGTCAGTATAATATTGACATTAGAGTTAACTAATTTAGATTTATGATAATATAAATAAACTTTTTTTAATTAACAAAATGGAAACATTAGAAAAAATTAAAGCACTTACAGAGGAACTTAGTGTTGATGTAACGAAGTTCAACAGTGGTAATAAAAGTGCGGGAACTAGAGCAAGAAAGACTTCCCAAGAATTAAAATCTTTATTACAACAATTAAGAGGTGAAATTCTAGAATCTAAAAAAGCTGCGTAATATGACTAACATAAATACTATATATCTTTTTGTATTTGTGTTCTCACTAATTGCAGTATTTAGAATTGTTTTTAGATTTACTGTTTCCCTACTACAATCTGAACCGAAAAAATTTGTGATGAGTAGTAGGGAAACTATTTATTTAGGTTTATTCATATCTTACATCATAACATATTTAATACAATCAAATTAATGGGATTATTTGAAGAATTCAGTATACTATTTCCTTACTTACAATCAGTTAGGAAAATTAAAAATTATTTATCTTTTGACATTGAATTTCCTGAAACATGGAAGTTACCTAAAAAATATGTTAATGAGAAATCTGTAATGGAGAATGAAAAAACAACAACAGGTTATAGGTTCTTCTCATTTGTTGCTGAGTTTAATGAAACCTCAACAAACCAATTAATTGATAGTATTAAAAATGTCATCTCTTACAATAAAGAAAGAGAAGAAAAAGACAGGTTATTCCAACACAAGGTAAATGAGTTGAAAGCGATTTTTGAAAAACAAAATTTAAATAGTCTACAAGCTTTGAAATTTGACATAAATGATCCTAAAATTGAATTAGAAGATGACGAAGAAACCACTGAGCCAACTGGAAGGGATGCAGGATTGGTTGAAGAACGAGATTAATAAAGATAAGAAAGAACTTGAACTTGAAAAAATAAAATTTCTAAATGAGATTAAAAATTTTAAAAAAGAAGACATAGTTCAAAAAAATACGAATAAAGTTAAACTAACAATATGGCAGAAACTGAAAAAAATGTTAATGGGATAATGGAAAAATTAGCATTAATAACTGATGCCACTCAATCAATGTTCCCAAAAGGTAAATCCGTAATAGTTTTTGAATTGAATGAGGGAGACTTCAAAGAAGTATTAGGAAATTTTAGACAACTCGATCAAGGACATAAAAAATTTAAAATTGATATATCAGGAGTTGAGGTTGTTTTTATTTTGGAGGGTCAATACGACGACTCAAAAATAAATGTAGCACCTGTAAAAAGGAGTTTTATTGGGAGACTATTCCCTTTTATAAGTCGTAAATCGTCTATATAAAACCGATTTAGGAATACCATTACTGGATAATAAATCATAAAGGTATTTCTTTTGTTGTGGTGATGAATCTTTAACAATAATAGTATCAATTCTACCTTTATTAATCATATAATTAGACACACCATCAACAAATCTATCACAATCATCTTCACTCTTTAATGAAAATAGATTTATATCACTGTCATGTTGGATAACAATTTTGTTATTAATTTTCGATAAAAGTTTAACCCCAATTTTAGGTAGATGTTTCCTCATAAACTTATCAACACCTATCTTAGTTTTATTTTTAATATCGTATAGTTGTTCCTCTTTTCTATATGGAGTAATTTCAACTATAGTATAGTTTGGATCTTCAAGTTCAATTTTTATTGTTCTACCAAAATCATCTCTAACAAAATATGGTGATGACTCATCCATCTTTGAAACTAATGCAAGTTCGTAGACGCATTTTTTACCATTCTCAGTCTCAACACCAAAAAATACATTTTTATTTTCTTCTATTAAGTTTTTATAATATTTTGTAGCATTAACTTTAGTTTTAAACTTCTTTATAATTTTCTTTTTTACCTTATTTTTGAATAATACAATTGTGAAATTGTCCATTTTTTCATATCTTTGTAATTAAATATAATTAAAATACTATATAAATGAATATTCCGAATTATTACGACATATTAGGTGTTCCTGAAACTGCAACCCAAGATGAGATAAAAAAAGTATATCGTAAACTGGCAAAAGAAAATCACCCTGATGCTGGTGGTGATGAGGAAAAGTTTAAGCAAATTGCTGAAGCATATGATACTATTGGTGACGATAACAAACGACAAGAGTATGATATGAGAAGAAAGAACCCATTTGCAGGAATGGGAGGAGGTGACGATATATTCCAACAGATGTTTAATCAGGCATTTGGTAATCGTAGACAAAAAAATGTGGTACATGATTTAGTTATTGATACTGAATTAAAAGTTACTGAATCATATTTGGGTGCGAATAAAGAAATCACATATCGTAGGAAATTAAAATGTGATCCATGTAATGGTAGTGGGGGTGAGAAGAAAATTTGTCCCGAATGTAATGGACAAGGTTCTGTAGTGAGACAGATGGGGTCTGGTATGTTTATACAAATGGTACAAGTTGCTTGTAACACTTGTTCAGGACATGGACGAGTTATTACAAATCCTTGTCATATTTGTAATGGTAGTGGGACTAAAGATGAGATGAAAACTGTTGAAGTTAAATTACCTAATGGTATTGATGATGGACAATTCATCCGATTACAAGGTGTTGGGGATTTTAGAAACGGTGTTTATGGTAACTTAGTTGTTAGAGTTAAATTGGTTTCTGATAATAATTTTGAAAAGTACGGACCTCACTTAATTTATAATGCTTATTTCACATTGGATGATTTGAAGAAGAGTGATTTTGAAATACCTCATCCTGACGGTACGGTAAGGTTAAGATTCCCAAAGACATTTGATACAACAAAACCCTTAAGAGTTAAATCAAAAGGGTTTAAAGGTGAAGTGATAGGTGACTTGTTGGTTAACCAGCATGTCCGATTTGAAAGGGATTAAAATAAAGAAATTACATCTTTAATTATTTGGATGGTACCGTAAATTCCGGCACCAAACATATATAATGAGAATATTAATAATCCCCATTGTGTTTTACTCATACCTTTTTTACATTGACTACATCCTGTAACTTGTGTTGCTTCTTTTTTTGATTGTTCTACTTCTTGTTTCATAATGTTATTTTTGATAATAAATAATTATATCACCAATTATTTTATAAGTGAATGATTGGTTAATAATTGATTCTCTTATCACAATATCATCATTTCTTGTTATTATAATCTCTCTAGTGTTAACATTATTGAATAATTTTTTTGGGTGACGGATTGAGGTATTTATTGTTATTTTAAGATTATTATTTTTTATGTTGTAATGAGTAAATAATTGATAATCAAAACCTAAACGGTAATCACGAATCAATAATGCACATTTATGTTTACAGGTATTAAATAAAATAAATGATTGATTAATTAAAACATCGTATATGTCCGACATTGAGTCCATGATTTCATCCGTTGGGACTCTAATAAATTCACCACTACCGGTAATAGCTCGGAAAGATTCATAAGTTTGAACGATACTCAATGGTTGACCATTAATGGTAACATTTTTAATAGGAACACTCTCAACAATTATACTCTTAAGTAATGGTAATAAATTCATATATAATATAAATACAAGAAACCCCACCTTTTTAGAGATGGGGTTACAATTATTTCATTCCTAAAATTGAGGTAATCAACCCAGACCGATTCACCCAGTCATTAGCGGTCAGTTTGTTTAATAGGATTCTGACAACCTGTTGATAATATTGATTACTCAACCACATCAACAATACAAAGATAGTGAAGTTTTTGGTTCTGCCAAAACTTTTGTAATCTTTTTTAAAAAAAATATTCATTGACTGATTATCATAAATATCTTATACTTTACCTATGTTAAGTTATATCGGAGGTAAGAGTAAAATTGGAAAGTGGATAGTCCCTTTCTATGATAATAATATGGAAACATATGTTGAAACATTCGGAGGGATGTTTTGGTGTTTCTTCAACATGGACTTAAAACAGTTCCCAAACCTAAAGAAAGTTGTTTATAACGACTTTAATCCACTTAATTACAATCTGTTTAAATGTATTCAGAACCCAACTGAATTATTGAATGCAATTAACGCAATTGATTGTCAGAAATTTGGTGTAGAAGTAACTCCACCAATTTATAAAGAACAGTTTATCAGGTTTCAGGCTGAAATTTTTAGTGAAGGTTTCAGTGTAGAACCTGGTAATTATGAAGTTGCTGCTAAATACGCTTATGTCCTTACACAGGTTTTTAGTGGTTCTAAACCTGAGACAAGTTCATTCATTGACTTGAAAGGTAAATACAAATCAAAGTATCTTACATTTAGAGATAAATTATCTAAACCTGATTGGGTAGAACATTTCTTGAAAATTACGGATGTTGAAAATATGGATTTTGAGGATGTCATTAAAAAGTATGATTCACCAACAACATATTTTTATGTTGATCCACCATATTGGAAAACTGAAAATTACTATTCAAATCACGATTTTGACAGAGAAGATCATGAAAGACTTGCAAATATATTAAAAGGAATGGAAGGTAAATTTAGTTTGTCGTATTATGACTTCCCGTTGTTATCGGAATGGTTCCCTAAAGAACAATATAGTTGGGAGAAAAAAGAATTCGCTAAGGCGGCGGCAGCCAAAAAAGGTACCAAACAAAATATGGGTGAAGAATTACTTATACTGAATTATTAATTAATTTATTCATTTTTATTTATCGTAATATTTATAGTAAAAACATCAAATGAAATTAGTAAAAATTTTATCATCGGTAATCGTAGAAAATGTTGATCCTAAATTTAGATTAACAGAAATATCAAATAAATTAATGAATCAACTTGTCCTTAAATTTAGTAACGAAACTAAAGATTCTGAGGATGATATTAAAAGTTATATTGGTGATTTTGATAAATATAAAAACGGATTACCTGCCGACAAACGAGACATTACAAAATATACATATGATCAACTTAAGTCTGTGATTTTATCAAAAAGAGTTAAGAAGGAAGAAGGTGATATATTTAAAACCTATATGAAGGGTCCTGGTAAAGGTTCTGATCAAAGACAAGTTAAGTCTATGATTAAGAAATTCTTAGAGATAAGAAATTATCTACCTGAACCTAATAGGGATATTATGAGATACCCTTATTTGAAGTTGGTTGAATTGATACAAAATAAATTTGGTGGAATTATTACCAAGGCGGCATTTGAAAAATATAAGAAAGAAAGAAACGATTTAACAAACGAGCAAATACTTTCTTACATTGAAAGATATGTTGATTTGTATGATAGATTGGAAGCAAATACGCCACCGATTATGTTAATGTCATTTGATGAGTTGGAGGCGGCATTGGATCATTTACCTGACGGAGATGATACACCAAAGAAAAAAGGTGACGACTTTAAAGATATTGAAACAATCTACGATAAAGATAATTTGTATATCTTCAAACCAAACGGTAAAGAACAATGTATTAGATTAGCACATGGAAGACCTTGGTGTACATCAAGAATTGGTGGTGGTAACTTATATTACAACTATCGTTTGGAAAATAACTTAACACTTTACTATGTTATTGACAGAGATACCCCATTTGATGATTTGAACTTCGCGGTTGTTATCTTGGTTGATGAGTATGGAAGAAAAAGAATTGCCGATGGTAAAAACATGGCTGGTGGATATTCAGGACACAGAACAGAGACTTGGGATACAATCTCATCTAAAGTTCCGAAGTTAAAAGACAAAGAATACTTATTTACTCCAGATCCACTTACTGATAGAGAAAAAGGATTATTAAGAAAATACAAACATATTAATGTTCAAGACGATGCAGTTAAAGAACTTGGTTCGGTTGAAGATGCTGAGTTTTGGTTAGAAATTGCAAGTCCAAACCTAACAAACAAACCAAGAGTTTATATTAATTTACCTTCAGAACTTAAAAAGAAATATATTTCTTTGGGTATGGATTTAACAGGTGATATGATTACAAGTTCAGAACCTGATGTTGTTAAATATTATTTGGCAAGAAAGATTGATTCGTTGAGAACCAAAACTTTAAATAATCTTACCACCGCGGATATTGCTTTGATTAATATGCCGGGAATGAAAAATCTTAAGGAAGAACTTAAGGTTAAATATGCCGGACAGTTGGCAACAGAAGGTGACAACATTGTTAAGATTACATACCCGAATGATGCGTCATCAAAATATATTGCATTGTTTGGTTTTGATGAATTATTTGAAAATTTACCTGAAAGTATTACATATTTAACAATATCAAATAAATCAAACGATTCTCTTGATTTGGATATACCGGCAAGCATTGGTAAGTTTACAAATATAATAGCATTGGTACTTGAGAATTGTGTAAAATCACTACCTGAAGAATTAGGAAGAATGGAAGGATTAACATTCCTAACATTACAGAATAATAAAAATCTTCAAAGTCTACCTGAGTCTTTAGCGGATTTAGAGTATTTGGATCTTATTGCGTTATCGGGATCAAATCCAAGTGTTGTAATACCTGAAAGATTAAAGAATATGATGGTTGAAGAAGGTGATGGTTTTTACTATATTTCAAGAGACTAATTTAAATCCGAATATATGAGTAATGTTGATATTGAAATTTATGTATCACAATTAATTAATTTCTTTGAGAGTAATCCAAACGATTTAATTGAATTGATAGGTAATCTTCAGAAAGAAGAGTTCTATCATAAATTGAGAGAGAAGTGTGAAGAGAACTATAAGAAAGGTGAAGATATTGTTTTGACAAAAAATCAAATTATTGATATTGTGGTGGAACTTAAAATACCTGAACTATCGGATAAATTAAATCCTAAACAAGTTGTGGAAGGGTTTATCCAAAAAACAAAGTTTGGGGATATTATTTTAAATTAATTTCATTTCGTATTTGGCAATTACAAATTAATTACTATCTTTGTGATGTAATTAAAACCAAAACATTATGATTTATACACCAGAACTTATCAAATCCGTAGCCCCTTCAGTATTCGCAACATCAGCATCAAGCAAGTTGTCTGACAAGTATGTCTTTGTACCAACCGATCAAGTCATTGAATTTTTCGATCGTGAAGGTTGGGAAATTTCAGATGTTAAACAAACAGGTAAAGGAATTCACGCAACCCATCAAATTAGATTCCGTAATGGAGAACTTCCTTCAGTTGGAGACACATTGGTTGAAGCAATTGTTCGTAACTCACACAATGGTATGTCAACATTCTCAGTCAGTGCTGGACTTCACCGATTGGTATGTTCTAACGGACTTACAGTACCTACATCAGTTGCCGACAAATTTAATGTTAGACACAGTGGGTTTGAACTTGACGATGTGAAACGATTGATGGACGGTTTTGCAAAGAAACTACCAACAATCCAAGGATCTGTTGGACGAATGATGGAACGAGAACTTACCATTGACGAACAAATTCAATATGTTCAGAAAGCGTCAAAAATCCGATGGGCTGAAGGATCAATCCCAACTGACAACCAACTTGTTGACATCCTTACACCAAATCGTGTGGAAGATAGTAATAACGACTTGTGGACAACCTTCAATGTAGTACAAGAGAAGTTTGTACGAGGAGGGTTTGACTACCGAACTAAAACAGGACGAAAGTCAAAACTACGAGATCTTAAAAGTATCTTGGCGGTAAACAACATCAACACAAAACTTTGGGAACTTGCCGAAGAAATGATTTAAAAACAACGGAGGGTTAATCACCCTCCTTTTCTATTATGGAGAATAGTGAAATAAAATATTTTAAAAAGATTGATGACTTTATTACTTCTTTATTGGAGAAAACGAATAAAGTGTACAGTGTTATTGAGTGTATGGATTATATTCCGATTACACCTGAACTTTTATTAACTAAACGATTTACAATTGAGTATCTTGATAGTAAATCTTATGGAGGTTCTTTAATCCATACTGAAGGTATTTTTAGAAATAATGCTGGTATCTATTTGTATTTATCTAAAATGGAGGTTGAGACTACTTATAAAATAAAAGTAATATACGACATATCACAACTTGATGAAGTTGTGTTATTCATAAAAAATTTAACAAGATTAAAATAAAATGGAAATTACAGGAAATCAATTACAAGAAAAAATAAATAATGGTGAGAAAGTAATCGTTGAATTATGGGCAACTTGGTGTGGACCCTGCAAAATGATGAAACCAATTTTTGAAAGAGTTGCAACTGAAAATACTACTAATGTACAGATGTATACGATGGATGTTGATCAAAACAGAGAAGTTGCAATGGCATTAGGGGTTAGGAGCGTACCGACAATTAAAGTATTTAATGGTGGGAATGTAACTAACACAAGAGTTGGGGTTCTCCAAGAAAATGAAATAAAAGGTTTAGTTCAAGAATTAATCAATGGATAAGGTAGTAGTATTATTCACAATGGAAGGATGTCCTTTTTGTGTTGAGATGAAAGATATGTTAGTTAAAGAAGGGATTGATTTTGTTGATCGCGACATTGACGAATATGAAGAGGAATATAATATGTTTGTTGAGATAACAGAGAATGAATTTGTTCCGGCATTTATGTTAATTGAAAATCCTGAGACAGAACCGATTAGTCAATTATTTGCACCTGATAGAGATTATCAAGATTTAGAAGACGGTGTCAAGATAATTAGAGAATGGATTGAGAAATAAAAAATAAACCCCACCTTTTAGGATGGGGTTTTTTGTTAGAATAGAATTATATGTTCTAATAAATCTTGTTTAAGGTACGGTTTTTCACCATCAGGATTCAGGACATCATCAATTAAATTATAATCCGACAAACGCTCTCTAAATGAGTCCATATTAAAATCAAATACATCAAGAATAAGTGACTTAATTGATTTCTTGTCAATTTTTGAGTCGGATATAATTTTAATTTTTAAATCTTCATTATTATCTTCCTCAGTGGTGAAATAAAATGATACTTCATTGACACCTAATAAATTAAACATATGGTTCATTATGTAATGTGAGTAATATGTGTTTAACCTTCCACAATCTAAACTATAACCATATGGGAATTCTGATGAAATTGATATTTCTGAAATATCAGGTTCAGGTTCCTCAACAAAAATATCTTTCTTTACCATAACCCAACCCTTATGAATTGTGTTTATATCCTGATTATATCTAACAACATCAATGGTATTAATATCTGACATTTCCAGCTCCTTCAGGGTATCACCAAAAGATTCCTTGAACTCATTTTTAATTTCGTTTATGTCTAAATACTCATTTGATGTTGTTAAACCATTAACAACCATAAATGCACCACAATCTGTGACTTGGATAATTGATTTTTCTGTTTTGTTGATTTTTGAGAGAATAAAGTCGGCAAATAAATTTACGATTCCTCTTTTTGAATTTTTGTTAATTAATCTCATAACTATTAAATTTTTATAATGTGTATGAAATTAAAACAACATTATAAATAGTTTAGTAATAAAGACGATCAGGTAACCCGTCATTGATATTCTCAACAACTTTTCTATTATCTGGATAGTCAGGAACCCTGATTCTTAAAAAATCATCACTATCGCCCATGTAATGGCGTAACATTGATGAGTAATCACCATATTCAAATAAAGTATCCTCATATCCAGCAAATGAATTTAAAAAATTCTCAATATCACTTTTAATGTTTTTAATTTTAATATAAGGTATATATACGGTTTTTAAACCGTTTTTGTTTTCAACCCAACTGTGCTTACCCTCAAAGTAAGTTGATAACTCATCAAATACCTCCGAGTACACTTCATCATTATATGCCTGATTGTAAGCCTCATCACCCAACCAACGAAAACTATTCATCAAATCATTTAAATCACCTTTAAATAATGAATTCATAGAGTCCTCATCCTCAACAACAGACATCACATTTGATTCAGTAATGATAAATCTACCATCGTCATCCGACATATCTCTAAACAATTCACTTTTATAATCATCTAAAGATAATTCTTGATTACCAACCAATTCTAAAACTCTCTCGGCTAATAATTTCATATTCTTTTCGTTAAGTTCTTCAACAATATCTTTATAAACATCGTAAACGGTATCACTATAAGGTTCCCACCAATCCTCATCTAAAACATTTTTTACAATATCTCTATCGTTATATTCTCTTGAATACTGGTTGTCCTTAAAAAAATCGGATAACTCAGATAAGTCACTCAACATTAAATAATAACCATCACCACGAATTTCAACATCACTTAAAAAACCCTGAACAATCTCGTTTAGATATGAAGGATCGTTTTGTAGGCGATATAACATCAACTCATTTACAAACCGTTCATCTTCGTAGTGTATACTATCTAAATCAAAATAATTTAAAAATCCTGCGCGTTTTACATAGGAATAAAATCTTTTTACATCACCTCCGAATACATCAGAGATATCATCCCATTCACCATTATTGAATTTATTTACTAAATCTAAAACTTTTGACATACCTATAAATATAAAAAAAGGTGGAAACTTCCGTAACCACCCATTAATTTCTTTGGTAGAAATAAATTACCTCTTGTTATAATACTTCTCAACGATTTTTTTAACTGACTCTTGAACAGTGGCATTTTTTACTTGCTGTGGCTGTCCTTGAGCCGGTGCTTGTTGAGTAGCGGGAGTTCCACCATTGTTCTTATTTTTGCATCCACACCCCATAGCTGATTGTTTTTATTAGGTTTATTTTCTTATAAATATCTTAATAGAATGTATTTTGTAAATAATTTTGGTATATCAATAATATTTATAAAATATGAAAAAAGTAATTAGACTTACCGAATCAGATTTAATTAAAATAATTAAAACTAAACTCAACGAAGAAGAATCTGAATTTATTGAAATTCCCGCAAATGAATATGAACAGTTATTATCTGTAACTGGATATAATGGTGCGGCTCTTGAAAAGACAAGAAGGTTTAGAGGTAAGAAAATAAAAGTAAACGGTAGGTTAGATATATCAGGTAAACCAGTTACAAATCTTGGAACAATATATCTACAAGGATCATTAGAGGCAACTAGATCAAAGTTAGAAACTTTAAATGGTGTGACAATTACGGGGTCTAAATGGTACTATAATACACCATTGGAGTCTAAAGAAAAGATAAGGAAACGAAGAAAAGAATTGGATGATGCCCAAGAAAGAAGAGAAAATGGTGTGTGGGACTTAGATTATCCGAACATTGATGATGAGGGATTAAAAGCAAATGCTGCGTTTCAGTACCTTGTTGAAAATGGTGAGATAGAAGAAATAACATCAGAAGAAAAAAGAGAATTAAAAAATTTAGAACAAAGACAACTTAATATTTCTGATAGAATGGAAGCGGAAAATGATGAGGAACTTTTATCTGAATTGCAAAGTGAATACGATGAATTACAAGAAGACATTGATGATTTATTAAGAAAGGAAAATAATGATGTTTATGGATTGATACCCAAAAGTTTTGGACATTATAATATGTTATCTTTTATGACAACATATGATGATTTTAATGATGTGACAATTGCCGTTGGAACCGAATATGAAGCGGATGAATCAAAAAAAGAATGGGTTGAACAATTATTGGATGATGGAGGATATAGACACTTTAATCAATATACGGTTGAAAGACATATTGATGGTGATGAGGTTGCCGACTATTTTGAAGATGTTATTAGAGAATGGATATATGATGATCCTGATAATTATGACGTTGTAAAAGATTTAAGTAGAAGTCAAAAAGATGAACTTTGGGTTCTTAAAATGGAGAAATGGGTTTATGAAAATGAAGGAGTCAGGTTTCCAATAAAGTACCCAACAAAAGAAGAAAATGGAACTGTATTTGATTTTTGGGATGAAGATGAAGAACACGAATTTCAATTAAAATATGAAGGAAATAAGTGGGTATTATATAAAGACGGATCGATAGTTCAACCAGGTCAACTATATGATGATGAAGACACTGACGATCACCAAGATGATCGTGAAAGTAGAATTTCTGATATTGAATATGAAATACAAGAAATTGAAGAAAATCCTGATGGTGATTTGGATGAAGATTCGGTTGAAGAAAGGGTTGAAGATAAAAAATACGAAATTTCTAATGACCCTATAAGTTGGTTGAGAAATTACGACATGGATGTTGATAATTTTATTGATGAAAAGGCATTTATTGAAGATGTTGCTGGTGATGAGGATTATGGTATTTTGAATGGTTACGACTCAACATATGATATTATTAATTTGGGTAACCAAAGTTATGTTGTAATGATAACCGATAAATAATTTACAGATGACAAAACCTTTATTATACTTGAATAAATGGCAAGAAAAAAGAAAAATAAAGGAATTGAATTTATAATGGAAACAGATTGGTTATTTGAAAAACCAATTGATCAAGAACACAAAGAATATAAATTATTAAGTTACTTCCAAAAAATGGGAGAGAAACTTGATAATATGGAACTATATCCTGGTTTCATAGAGTTGTCATTGCATTTGGCAAGTATTCAAACCCTAATTAAAGATAAAAAATTAATTTATACTGATAAGAAGTTTGATACGATTGATGATGAACTCCTTGTTAAGGATTTGAAAATCAAACAAATTCCTGACATGACACAGGAAGAAACTCAAGAGTTTATTAGTATATTAAAATTTTCCGCACCAAGACTAATGGAGTACTTCAATGTTGCAAAGTCCGTGTGGTCAGTCGTGTTTGAAACAATTGAAGTTAAAATTAAAAAGAACAAAAAAAATCTATCGTTAAACAAAGGATACTTTTACTACAATGAGAATAAAACAAATAGTTTATATGTTTGGGAGTACAACATAACACCAGCATCAAGAGGTTCCATTGAGAAAAAAACACTTGTAAATTTAATTCATTCCGAACCAAAAGATAAGTTGACTATACCAAAAATAATTAATACATTTTCTCAATGGAGTTCTGATGAAGAAAAACCATCATTACCTGTGTTTGAAATGAAATGTAGTGATATATTCCCAATCAATGAAACATTACTACCATTATTCAAAAGAAAACTGATTTCATATATTAATCAAGAAATGTATGGGAAAGAAAAAAAAGTGATACAAATTAAAGTTAAGTAATATGGATATAATAGAAATTTTTGAAAAGTTGGTTAAGGAAAATCCAAACGATAGTGATTTGGGTAAAAAAGTTAGAGAAATGTATCACAAATTAAAGAGTGAAAATAATGGGATTCAACAAGAGGATACTCAGAAAAGATAATATTATTAATAATCTTGATAACCTATCAAGATATCTATCAGCCGATGCAATTATTATTAGTGACGACTTTTCAAATGAAGTGTTCAAAATGTTCTGCGAAGGAAAAACTGAGGATGAAATCATAAAATATATAAATAAAAACAAATGAAGATTAAACTTGAATATCTGTGGTTAGACGGATATATGCCGGAACCAAATTTAAGAAGTAAGGTAAAAATTGTTAATTACGATGACATAAAAAATTCATTTATAACGGGTAGATTTCCTGAATGGAACTTTGACGGATCATCAACAAACCAAGCAGAAACTGGGACTTCAGACTGTATTTTAAAACCTGTAAGACATTATTTGGATGATAAATTTGGTAGTGTGTATGTTCTTTGTGAGGTTATGAATTCAGACGGAACACCACATCAATCAAATACCAGATCATTACTTGGTAATGAACAAGAGGATTTGTGGTTTGGTTTTGAACAAGAATACTTTATCTATGATAGAAAAAATAAATGTATTTTAGGCCACGATGAAAACAACTTGGAACCACAAGGTAAATATTATTGTGGTGTTGGAGAATATGTTGCGGGTAGAGAATTTGTTGAAGAACATATGAATTTATGTTTAAGGTATGGGATTAACATAACAGGAATAAATGCCGAGGTTGCACTTGGACAATGGGAGTATCAAGTATTCTCTCAAGGTAAATTGAAATCAGGAGATGATTTATGGATGTCTAGATACCTATTACATAAGTTGTCCGAAAAATATAATTATGGGATTGAACTACACCCAAAACCAATCCAAAAAGGTGAATGGAATGGATCTGGACTTCACACAAACTTCTCAAATTATAAAATGAGGGAAGAAGGTGGTGAAAATCATTTTAAATCAATTTTCTCAAGTTTTGCCACAAGACACCAAGAACATATTGAAAATTATGGTTCATCAAATGAATTAAGATTGACGGGTAAATTTGAAACCCAATCAATTAATAAGTTTAGTTGGGGTATTTCAGATAGAGGTGCATCAATTAGAGTTCCACAATCAACCGCAAAAGAATGGAAGGGATATGTTGAAGATAGACGACCATCATCTAATGCTGATCCATATAAAATCATTTATCAAATATGTGAATCATTAAGAAACGCTGAAGAGATTGACGACATCAAACATAAAATGAATTATAAACTTGATATGGACAACCTTAAGATGGATTATAAAACAATCCCAACCGATGAACTATTAAAAGAATACTTCAATGATGAAGAATTTGAATTGGATGGTAAAACAATGGATGGAAGTAATATCCCTACAAAAGAAATTAAATTTGATTTAAATGGAAAATAATATATTTAACAAATTACCCGGAATGATGTTTGGTAAGGGTGAGGGTAACATTAGTTGGTACCCAGAAAGGATTCATACCCTACAAGATTTGGTATACCAAATTAAACCAAGAAATATTATTGAAATAGGATTCAATGAAGGACATTCAATGGTTTTAATATGTGAGACATTATTGAAAATAATTAATGAAGATCCTGATTTTAATAGGAAACCAATAATTGTTTTTGTATTTGATGACTGTAAATATGAGAGTACTGTTAACAATCACTCAATACTTGCCAAGCATTACAGGAAGTGGAACATACATTTGAGTTTATTTCCTGGTAACTCCCTTGAGGTTGTTCCAAGAGTTTTAGACACATCAAAAACAAAATTTGATTTTATTGAGATTGATGGGTGCCACTTTGAGGAATGCGTTAGAGGTGATATTAATAATGTGATTAATTTTATTAATGATGATGGTATTGTATATTTGGATGATTATAAGTCCTCAAAAGATCCTACTGAAGGTGTTAATAATGTAATTGAATCATTTGACTGGCAAGGATTTAATACCTATCATATTGATGGAGTATTTTGGGCTCACAAAAAGAAAAAAGAAATGGAAGAAAAAAAGGAACAAGTAAATCACCCTAACCACTATGGGGGAGAGTCAAACCCATATGAAGCAATCAAGGTGATTGATGCTTGGGACTTAGGATTCTCCCTTGGTAATACTGTGAAGTATATCTCAAGAGCGGGTAAGAAAGAGTTAGATAAAGAATTACAGGATCTTAAAAAAGCATTGTGGTATTTGCAACACCACATTGAAACATTGGAGAAAAAATGATAGAAACAGGAAAAATAATAACAGGAGATTGTATTGAGGTGATGAAAACATTACCTGAAGGGTCTGTGGATTTAATCGTCACATCACCACCCTACGGAGTCGGGATTGCGTATGATACCCACGATGATGATGTGGAGTTTGAGGAGTATTTGGTATTTGCCAAAAATTGGTTAACTGAAGCATATAATGTTTTGAAAGATGATGGACGAATCGCGTTGAATATTCCATATGAAATCAATAGACAAAAGAAAGGGGGAAGAATTTTCTTTGTTTCTGAAATGTATCAATTAATGAAACAAATTGGGTTTGGTTTCTTCGGTATCGTGGATTTAGAAGAAGATTCACCTCATCGTAGTAAAACAACTGCTTGGGGATCTTGGATGAGTCCGTCAAGTCCGTATATTTATAATCCAAAGGAGTGTGTAATACTTGCATACAAAAAACACCACATTAAAAAGGTTAAGGGAGAACCTCAGTGGAAAGGGACACCTACTGAAATTGAACAGGAGGATGGAACCATAAAAAAGAAAGTTGTATATGAAGAACAAGATAAGAAGGAGTTTATGGAACTTGTTTTTGGTCAGTGGAATT